CCGTCTCGCGGAATGGTCAGAGAAGTATCCACGCCAGCAAGTCCACAGTTTCTCGGCCAAGGTGGACGAACAACTCATCGAGATCGAGAACGCTGCCAAGGTGTGGCTGGATGGGTATAACACCTGACCTTTATGACATTCTCACAAGCAAGCGAGCACATCCTCAACAAAGCAGTGTCATTGAAGACTGGGTGGAAGCAGTCATATGAAAGTTACTTGGCTGGTGTCACACGGCATTACATCAATGACGCACTGCCGGGGGTTTTTCTTTACCATCAATACCAGCCAGGAACCAAAAGCATATCAGTCAGCTTATGTGAATGCCAGACAGGAGGCTTTATCATCAATTCTGATGAATTGACAGTCCACATGGCTATTGTGCAGCAGTCAATCCTTGATGAAGAAAAACTCGCCCACGAAAACAGAATCATCGAGATAGCGAAAAAACTGGGTGCTTTGTAGGGGATGAAACACTCCCGTCTCCAGTCCATTCACAACCAGGCCACCCTGCATGCGTCGTGCCTTGACGACCCCCCGACCATGCAGGATCTGGCGAGGCTGGTGAGCCACACACTGGACTCCAGGCACCTCGCCACCTACGTACAGGGTGGTCTGAAGGTGCGTCAGGAAAATAAACAAGGCGAGATGGTGCTTTTGTTTGACACACGGCAGGGTGCTGTGTTACAAAAAGTGTGCCAATGGTATTTGGACGAAGTGAAGAACCAGAAAAACAGAACAACATGAACATCGCAAAAATGGCCAAGGTTTTTGAGCAGCAAATGCAAGGCACGAAAGTTGTTCTGGTTGGCGCTGGGAACCGTGGCGGTAAAACATTGGCGATGGAGATAGCTCTTGCGAGTATCAGGAGAAAACAACCAGAGGTCATCATCACCGAAGTTGGGTATAAGCAACAATCAGAAAGCAAAGTATGAACCCCGATCAAATTCGCTGGAGCCATCCCAGTTATTACCATTTTAAAAACAACTCGTTTGGTTCCAAAACATTTATCGAAATGTTGAGTGATGCCATTGATGCCATTGATGCCATTGATGCCATTGATGCCATTGATGCCATTGATGCCATTGATGCCATTGATGCCATTGATGCCATTGATGCCATTGATGCCATTGATGCTAGTGATAAGATTTTCAGGAATGGTGGCACCATGAACTTTGGAAATGTCACGGCAATTTTGCCTGAAGGTGTGCAGGTAATCTCGCACAGTGTAAAAGATGGAACCACTCGATTGTTGTATGAGGTCTCATGTCCAAATGACACAAATGGTGATGGGGGTTGCCACCTGTGTGCAAAGCACGGGGGGTGTGCTAATTTCAGAATCAACTTTGCAAAAGATGTAAAAGGCTCATGGGTGGCTGGCCTTGACCCTGCTTTCATCCGTTGTGAGGATACATGTTCATGGGATGAAGTTACTAAAAAGCTCCCAGCAGACCCTCTCGACGGCATTTGGTAGAACCCATTTCTTCTACCACCCATGCCAGCCAAGTACTTCACAGGCCAGTCCGTCCACAAATGGGTTTCTGCATGCCCAGCCACGACCTTTCGTGAGTTGGTTGAGACGTGCATCCACACGCCCATTCCACTGGCAATCTCACAGGATGACTTTCATAGATTGCCTGAGCCAGACCAGAAGAAATACAAGACTGACCATCTAGCCCTGCTCACACCTGCTGCATTTAAGACAGACAATGCGCGTCGTAAGACCGAGTTCGCCACAGTCTGCAATCTCATCTTCCTCGACATCGACGTGGACAAGAAGACCGGCCTCTGTCCTGCTGCTGCCTACGTCAAGAATCCCCAGATCCTGCGTGACCAGCTCGCGCCTCTGGCCTTCGTCGCTTACCACACAATCACATCAACCGAGGAAAAGCCCCGCATTCGTATTATGGTCTCGGCTAACGCCATCCCATTGTCGATGTACCCGGCAGCCGTGGCGACAATTGCCCAGCGGATTGGGCTTACCATCATCACACCAGAGTCCGAGGTTGCCGTGCAACCCATGTTCCTGCCTGTGCTCTTCGCTGGTCAACACATTGACGAACACCCGACCTTCTGTGGTGAACTGATTGGTGAGGAACTTCAACCCAAGCAGGTGGCTGATGTCGAGATGGACGAGATCATGGGTGTGGCACCGAAGGGATACACACAGGGCCAGCAGCATGGGGAAGACGCTCTTGCATTTCTTCGCCCACCCGTGCCCGAGATCACCCTTGAGATTGCTCGGGAAGCGCTCTCACACATTGACCCTGACATTGAGATGCTGCCGTGGATTGCCATGGCGTCAGCGCTGAAGCACCAGTTCAGCCACAAGCATGCTGCCGAGGCTTTTGAAATCTTCGATGAGTGGTCAGCCAAGGGCACCAAGAAGTACCTCGGCAGGGATGACACCCTCACCAAGTGGAACTGCATCCAGCCCACACCGTTGGGCCGTGTTCCCGTCACCATTCGTTCCCTGATCCACGCAGCCGTGGATGCAGGCTACAATGCTGGGCCAGTCAAAGAGGTGTCATTCGCCTCGGTCCTCAGTTGGATACGGGAAGACGGTCGAACCTTTACCGACCTGACCACGATCTCGCTTCAGAAGATCATGGCAGCCGTGATGCTGTCGCTGACCGAGGAAGAGGCTTTGCTCAATGCCGTGGCCAGACAGGCCAAGAAGCTCAAGCTGGACATTGGCATCTCGGTCCTGCGTAAAGACCTCAGACGGCTCAAGTTGCTCTCTGCCGTCAAGGATGGAGACAAGGACAGCACCGAGATGCCAGGGTGGCTCAAGGGCTGGTGTTATGTCACATCCACCAATGAGTTCTTCCACCACCGGACCACCCAGAAGGTCAAGCCCGAGGCGTTCAACAACATGCATGGACGCAAGTTGATGCCTGCCGAGGATGATGACAATCCCGACCCAGCAGCCAAGGCAAAGCCGGTCATGCTCCCCCAAGACTTTGCTTTGAACCTGCACAAGATTCAATGTGTGTCGGGCTACAGGTACACCCCGTCTGAGCCAGGAAAGATTTACACCAAAAAAGAAGGGCTTTGGTACGTGAACACCTACAGGGCCAACTTCCCCACACCCACCCCCGAGGGTGCTGATGAGGCCCGAGCCATCATTGACAAGCACATGGAGTTGCTGATTGCCGACCCCGAGCACCGCCGCATTCTGTTTGACTGGATGGCTTATAATGTGCAGTTCCCCGGTCAAAAGATTCGCTGGGCACCACTATTCCAAGGTGGTGAGGGCTGTGGCAAAACCTTCTTCTATGAGTTGATGAGAACCGTGCTCGGGCATGGGCACGCCAAGCTGGTCAACAAAGCCTCGATCTCGGGGAGCTGGAACGAGTGGGCAACCGGAGCGCAGGTAGTGGCCATTGAAGAGATCCGTGTGGTCGGTGAGAACAAGTACGAGATCATGAACAAGCTCAAAGAGCTGATCACGAACAACAACGTGCCAATTAATCAGAGGAACACGGATACACGCACGGTCGAGAACACGACCAACTACATTGCCTTCACCAACTTCCACGACGCTCTGGCACTCGCGCACAACGACCGGCGATACTTCGTGTTGAAAGCCATCCTGCAAGAAGAGGAAGAAATTAGAGCCGTGGGTGAGCAATACTTTGATGACCTGTTCGCCCTGCTCGAAGAACGTGGTGGCGCTCTGCGGTGGATCTTTGAAAACCACACCATGAGCGAGGACTTCAACCCCAATGGACGCGCACCACACACCATCTTCCGTGATCAGGTCATTGAGGACACCAGTGATGAAGTGACATCTGTGATCCGTCGTCTGGTGGAGGACGGAGAACAGGTGCTCGTCAATAACGAGTTCATCGTTGCCAAGACTCTGCGGGCCATGTTTGACCTTGAAGAACTACGTCAGCACCCGTCAGACCAATACCTCGGTCAAGTGCTTCGCAACCTTGGGTATCACTCGGCCAAACGTGTCATGCTCGATAGCGTCAAGCAAACCATTTGGGTTCGCAACGGCAAACTCAAGAACGTCAATGATATTGGCGGTTACATCCGTCAAAAGATGGACGACCAAAAGAAAATCGCAGATATTTGGTGAAAAGTATTTGCACGTTCCACTTTCTGTTATAAGATCAAAAACACTTTCCAAAGCATGACAAAACAACATGTGGCGGAGTAACCCAAAACCAACACACAACACCTGATGAAAATCGAAATCACCATCACTCCTGAATCCGCCAACATCCTCGCTGCTGCCATCGTTGCTGCTGTGGGTGGTGGTTCCCCTGCTGTCCCTGCCACCAGCAATACCGAAGCCCCCGCCAAACCAGCTAAAGCGCCAAAGGCCGAGAAGCCAGCACCCCCTGCTGTGACTCTCGATGACCTGCGTGTCGCCGCCACCAAGTGTGTCGATGCTGGCAAGAAAGACAAACTGCTCGCCATCAACAAGGACACGTTCGGCGTGGCTGGCATCAGCAAGCTCGATCCGAAGCAGTATGCCGACGCGCTCAAGGCATATGAAGCTCTCGCCAAGGAACCCGCCGAAGAGGAAGAAGACCCAACGGCGTAAACCCTAATTTGTTTGAGGTTACTGACTAGACACAAACAAACGGATTACTGAGCAACCTGCCGACAATAAGGCTGCTCTTTTTTCAAAAGTGTGTTCTCCGAGAACCTTGCACCGGATCAGGCTAGCTACCTACCGTGCCAACGTGCAGGCTAAGGCGGACGAGATAGGCCAATGTGATACGTAGCACAGAAACTGATTCAACTTAACGCAGGCATCGAGCAGTGAAAGCTAGCTAGGTGGTTCGCGGAGAACACACCAATTACCTTTTTTACCAATTTTAATGGAACGACCACCCGCCATCTCCCTTTCTCCGTCTGCTGCGTCCCGCTGGATGACCTGCACCGCGTCTCCACGTTTCATCATGGAGAACGAGCACCGGATAGGCTCCACGGACACAGTGTGGAATGTGGAAGGTGATATGGCCCATGCTGTAGCCAATGCTGTGTTGCTTGGTCGGGAGATCCCCAAGGAATCCAGGGGCAAACCAATACCCAAGGACAAACTGCCTGAGATGCTGAAGCATGCCAAGGGCTTTAAAGATTTTGTCGATGAGCCAGGGGTCAAGATTCTGCACTCAGAGTTGAAGGTTTCTCTCTGGTACATGCCAGCTCGTAATGGGTATGTTGATGCTGCTGCCATCGGGTCAAACCGTGGTGTGTCCGTTCGCATCATCGACTTGAAATATGGTCAAGGCGTTGCTGTCGGTGCTGATGAGAATGAACAGATGGCAATCTATGCTCGGTCGTGGGTCGAGCAGGAGGTCAAGAAGATGAACAGCTTTTTGACGCCCACTGATGTGTTCGAGCTTGCCATCTACCAGCCCCGCATTCGTGAAGGCGACAAGATCAGCATCTGGACTCTCACATGGGCAGAACTGAAGGAGTTCACCGACAACATCGAACACATTGCCAAGAAGATTATTGCTGGTGTGGACGAGAAGTTCCAGCCATCCGAAGACGCTTGCCGGTTCTGTCCGATGAAGAAGCCAGCGAAAGGCCCACCGTGCGCAGCCTACACTGAGTGGACTGGTGCCAGCCAAGCCATTGTCTTTAGTGACGTGAACCCGAGAGAAGTGATGACCGATCTGCGTCAGTTCGATGAGCAGACACTTCGCCGCATTGCTGCCAATCGTAGAAAGATCATCAACTTTGTCGATGACGTGTACAAAGCGTTCTACGGTGAGGCCATCAACGGCAAGATACCTGAAGGGTTTAAGCTGGTGCGTGGCAAGGGATCACGGTCATGGCAAGACCCTGAGCAAGCTGGCGAGTTTCTTCAGATGATGTTCGGTCATGAGGCTTACACAGACCCCAAGCTCAAGACCCCCAAAGCCATTGAGGACATGTTCAAGGCTCATGCCATGAAGCCGAGTGGGTTGGCACCGTTTATCAAGAAGTTTGAAGGCGGGGTGCTGTTGGTGCCAGTTGAAGACCCCCGCGAGTCAATCACGGTCAACCCCGCTGACGTGTTCCAGAATTTGGATGTGGAGTCACTGCCTGCATCCGAAGAGTAAACAATAGTGAAACAACAAAAACAGGAAACCAAATATTATGAAATCCGGCATTGCCCGTTCTCTCCTTGCTCTCGCAGTCACTAGCACCAGCATGGAAGGTTCCACGTCTAAACCCATGAAGCTGCGCCCGCCGCTCCCAATCCCCAATTGCTTACTCGACACCCGTACTCGACCCAGTGCAGGAGCATCCCCACGGTACAACCAGCGCAAGGTCCGCAAAGCTCGCCGTGTGCGTCATTCACAAGGCATCAAGAATGCTTTCAAATAAGCCCCCTTTCTCACCCCACCCCACAAACCAAATACACACAACACCATGGCTAATAACAACAAATCCGAAGTCCCAGGCATCCTCGTCTATGGCCGTCTCTCGTTTGACGATCTCTACACACCCACACCATCCGTGGAAGGTGGCAGGCTCAAATACCGCTGCAACATCATCATCGACCCCAACACTGATGTTGGCAAAGCTGACATCAAGAAAATCGGCAACCTGATCCGCCTTGTTGAACTGGATAAGTTCAAGAAGTCACCACCAGTGCCCGGCTACAAGTCTCTTGACCGCCAGTGTTTTGTGGATGGTGATTCCTGCGTCAACCAGAAGACCAGCGAAGTCTATGACGGCTACGAGGGTATGAAGATCCTCAAGGCTTCCAACGACAAACGCCCATCCGTCGTCAACCGTGACATGACTCCGCTAGTCGAGGATGACAACGTGACCTACGCTGGTTGCTACTGCAACTTCTTCGTCCGCATCTATGCTGTCGCTGGTGCAGACAAAGGTGGTAACGGCATCTTCGCCAGCCTCGAAGCTGTGCAGTTTGCCAAGAAGGGTGAACCGTTCGGCGGTGCTCCGGTTGATCCGAACTCCGTGTTCAAGAAACTGGACAGCGGTGATGAAGGTGAAGGCGGCGAAGAAGACCCACTCGGCTAAACCCCAACACTTTGCCCGTGCTGTTTCTTGTGAGCAGCACGGGCAATTTTATACCTACACGCGCATCAGTTCATGCCCACTAGCCCCACCAAACCAGTTCGCGTCCACATGGATGATGAGACATTCAGCGCAGCACCATTGGGTGGTAAGACTGGCGTGGGTGCTCACCGGTATGCTAGAGATCCGAGCACACAGCTTTTGATGAAGGCTTTGGCTGTGGGTGATGGGCCAGTGGTGGTGTGGGTGAACCCAGCAATTTGTGAAAACCCAAACCCCAAGGACCAGATTATTGCTGAAGGCATTCTTGCCACTTTATCAGACCCAAACACAATTATCTTCGCGCACAACGCGCCGTTCGAGGCTGCTATCAGCCGTGCTCTCTTTACCAAGACCACAGGATACAAAGCACCTGACCCCAAGCAGTTCCGCTGCACCCAGGCAATGACCCGTCGTGCGGGCCTCCCACCAGCCCTTGAGGACGTGGGGTGGGTTCTCGGGCTGCGTGCTCAGAAAGACAAGGCTGGGCATGACCTCATCAAGAAGTTCTGTGTTCCTCAGAAGAACAAACACAAGCCAACCGAGAACCTGAAGCTGCTGGCTAAGAGAGCACTGAATCCACACCGTGACCGCATCTTGCCCACGGACAGCGAGGCAGACATGGAGGACTTTAAACGGTTCATCGAATACTGCCGACAGGATGTGGAGGTGGAGCGCCAAGCCGCTCACACGTTGAAATACTTCGCGCTCACGGGTGATGCCTTGGCTACGTTCCAGCTCGATCTCACCATCAACGAGCGTGGGTTCCCTGTGAACCTGACTGCCATCAACAATGCTCTCAAGATCATCGAAGAGACCGAGGCCAAGACTGGCAGCGAGTTCATGAAGCTCACAGGTCTGAAGCACACCCAACGTGAGAAGATACTCGCGTGGTTACAGGCCCGTGGGTGGGAAGGCAAAGACCTCAAGGCAGAGACCGTGGATGCACACCTCGACAGTGCCGAGGCTGCTGGGGGCAGTTCTGACGAAGATGATGAGGACAGCCAAGAGTCCGAGTTTGGCGAAGACGATGGCACCGATGTCAGCCGAGCACTCATGCTGCGCAAACGGCTCACCTATGCTGCCGTGAAGAAGGTGAAGGCTATCCTCGCCATGGTCGGGCCAGATGACAACAGGGTGCGTGGCACTCTCATCCTTTGGGGTGCAGGGCCAGGACGGTGGGCAGGGTTCAAGGTGCAGCCGCAGAACATGAAGCGCCCGTCCACCCGGCTGGTCCGTGACATGCCATGGAAAGAGCTTGGCTTTAAGTCAGAAGGCAAAGCCCTTGGCTGGCTCACCCAAGCCGCGTATCGGGACATTCTGGCTGGGCGGGATGCCGACTGGCTGGAACTCATGTACGGCCCACCACTTGAAGTCGTCAGTTCGTGCATCCGGCATTTCATCCATGACTATGAAGAATGCCCGTACCACTCTGTCTGGGGTGGTCGCTGCCCTGAAAGCGGTGATTGTGGACCATATGAAAACGAAATGCTCTCAGCCGACTTCGCCGCCATTGAGGCTCGCGGTGTTGCGTGGCTGGCTGGGCAGGAAGATGTCATTGAATGGTATCGCCAAGGTCTTGATCTTTACAAGATTATGGCCAGCAAGATTTATGGTGTGCCATACGAAGAAGTTGATGAGTTCCCACAGCGCTTCGTCGGTAAGCAGGCACGACTGCTACTAGGCTATTATGGTGGTGGGGAGAAGTTTAGAACGACTTGCGAGAAGTACGGATATTTTGATTTGCCCGAAGGCTTTGAGCATGAGGTTGTTAAAATCTTCCGTGAAACAAACCCCGAGATTGTGAAGCTCTGGCACATAATGGAGCGGTGTGCTACAGCGGCTGTCGTGAACCCCGGAAAAACTGTTGTGGTCAACGATAAAATCTCGTTCCGCGTGATGGAAATTGGCAATGGTGTGAGCTTCCTACTCATGAGGCTTCCGAGTGGACGTGAAATCTCATACCCAATGCCTGAGATGACACCATGCCTGAGTTATAAATGGGGTTCAAAAAGAGTTCAGATCCTAAACCCCACCCCAGAGGACATTGAGAAGGCCATCAAGCGAGTCGGGAAAAAATACTTTATCAAAGACGTGATTACCTACTATGGTAAGACCGGCAAAGATGGAACACTAGCTTGGGGCAGAGTTGCCACATATTCTGGCAAATTGGTCGAGAATGCCACGCAGGGTCTCGCTGCTGACTTCATGGTCAATGGCGCTCTTAGGTGTGAAGCTGCTGGCTACGAGATTGCCACCTTGATCCATGACGAATCTCTGAACTACAAGAAGCCAGGACAAACGGCAGAAGAACTTTGCTCGCTACTGGCGAGTCTCCCAGCATGGGCAACGGGCATGCCTCTGCTGGCCGAAGGAAAAACAGTGCCTTTTTATACAAAATGAGTGTTCAACTGATGATTGGCGAATGCCTTGATCGCATGCAGGAAATCCCATCCGGCAGCGTGGATATGGTGATGGCTGATTTGCCTTATGGCACGACTCAGAACAAATGGGACAGCGTGATCCCGCTGGAACCGCTGTGGAGAGAATACCGGCGCGTGTGCAAAAAGAACGCAGCTATTGCGCTCACGGCAAGTCAGCCGTTTACCACGAAACTCATAGGCTCCAACATGGACGCTTTTAGGTATTGCTGGATTTGGAAGAAATCAAAGCCAACAGGACACCTCAACGCAAAGAAGCAGCCCATGAGGAACACTGAAGACGTGGCTGTTTTTTACATGGAACAATGTATTTATAATCCTCAAGGCACCAGCCCGACAAACGCGGTTGTATCTAGGACAAATCGAGGAAACTACGGCTCATGTAGCAAGACAACGGTTCAAACGGTTACAGGTTATCCAACGACTATCCTTGAGTTTCCAACCGAGAATGGAGTTCACCCCACCCAAAAACCCGTCGCCCTCATGGAATACCTGATCCGCACCTACACCAACAAAGGCGAGACGGTGCTCGACAACACCATGGGCAGCGGCACAACCGGCGTGGCCTGCATCAACACAGGCCGCAATTTCATCGGCATTGAGCGTGATCCTGAATACTTCAAGATTGCACAGGCCCGGTGTGACCCCCTTGCCGACATCTGGTAAAAATCTCAACCTATGGACAACACACCACCAACATGACCACCACACCAACACCAAAAACCGTTGATCTCATGATCGACATTGAGACCATGGGCAACACCCCTGGCTGCGCTATTCTCTCCATCGGAGCCGTCTTCATCAAAGACGGTAATCTGGCAGAGGAGTTTTACCAGAAGATTGACCTTGAGAGCTGCATGGATGTCGGTCTCAAGATGGACGCTTCCACAGTGCTCTGGTGGATGAAGCAAAGTGATGAGGCCAGAGCACATATCACGGATGACGAGGGGCTGGAACTTGGTGTGGTGCTGCACATGTTCTTGAAATGGATCAACACTTGCATGGAAAGCGCGACAGAACTCAACGTGTGGGGCAACGGGGCTTCATTCGACGTGGTGCTCATGGAAGAGGCTTTCCGCAAGACTCATATTAATATCCCATGGGAGTTCTGGGGCCATCGCTGCTTCCGTACATTGAAGAACTTGTGCCCAAGTGTCCCGAAGCCAGTGTTTACCGGCACCAAGCACCACGCACTCGATGACGCCAAGTGGCAGGCACTTCACATGATCGCCATCCTTGAACACATAAACTGTTTGCAGAACGCTCTCGATTCTGCTACAAAACCGAATACCCCCAATGAGCAAGAAAAACCCACCATCCAAAGCCCCGGCTTCGTTGCTGCAAACAACGAAGGCCCAGAACAAACACCCATCTGGGAATGCCAGCATTGTGGCAACATCAAATGCACCTGCCCGTCCGAAGATCCCGCAGCCAGTGTTTCCGGCACGCCCTGAAGTCACTGTCAGCCGCCCCTTTGTGAAGGCCAGCACAGACCTCTTGGTCAACTGGCCGATCACGCTCAAGCACTTCGCCGCCAGCCCACCGACCGCTGACAAGCTACGTAAGCTCATCGTGGCCGAGGTGATCGTTCGTAACCGCCCCACGATGCTGCGTCGTCTCTTGAGCCGTCTGCACATCGTGGAGCGGAGTGAGTTGATGAAGGTGCTCAAGATTAACTGAACAATTTAGAAGGCTGTGTTGGGTGGTATCCCAAGTTAGTGCTTGGACCGCACCGGATTCACACCCCTCTTGCTAGGCAAGTGTGATGAAAGTCAACATATGGCGGCGGCTGTTGGAACGGAGAACCAATACACAGCAGGTATCTTGCAAGTAGTCCTGCCCACCCAACACAGCCTTCTAAAATATAGCACACATGCCCACCAAACACCCCAAGTTCTACGACCCCAAAAAGCAGAAGCCTCTGGAGAAGTCCATCGAGGCTACCATTGGCAGGTATGCCATGAGCAAGGGGTGCTTGTGGTGGAAGTTCACAAGTCCTATGAACCGTTCTGTGCCTGACCGTGTGGTGATTACACCGAATGGCGTTGTAGCTTTCTTGGAGTTGAAGCGCACCGGCAAAGACCTGACACCGGGACAGGCTGAGAAGGCTCAGAACTTGCGGGATCACAAGGCTCTGGTGGACTGGGCAGACAACGTGGAGAAGGGCAAACGGATCATTGATGAATGGTGTGCCATGTTGCCAAGAGCAGTGACTGGGCTTGATGAAATCTGGTAATATGGACAACAATTATGAAAACCCACCTACTTATCGTCGCTGGCAATTTTCATGCACGCTCGCTGTGTGGGCATTGCCACTCTGCGTCACTCGTTACAACTGCGGCGGAATAGCAATTCAATTTCTGTGCTTTGAGTTGATGACAGACCGAGCACACCGCTGGCCGAAAGAATAATGCAATACACCCCGTCAGCCCCTCAGAAGCTGGCCCGTAGCCACCTGCTACGCAACCCTGACACGTTCCTGCTCATGGGGATGGGCCTTGGCAAGACGGCTGCCATCCTTGACCACCACGACACCCTCCTGATGACCGGTGAAGCTAGGTCCATGCTGGTGGTGGCACCGTTGGCTGTGTGCAACCTGACATGGCCCAACGAGGTGGCCAAGTTCAGCAACTTCAACCAGATGCGGATTGCCGACTTGCGCACCGAGGAAGGCCAGAAGCAGTTCACCAAAGGCTCGGCTCACATTTACACCGTCAACTGGGAGTCCCTGCCCACAGTGGCCGTGCTGCTGGCCAAGCAGAAGTCTCAGGCCGTGCCTTACGACATGGTGGTGTTTGATGAGAGCAGCAAAGCGCGGTCAAAAGACAGTAAGAGAGCAGCCATCTACCGTGAATACTGTCCCCGTGTGGCTCGACAGATTGCGATGACCGGCACACCGGCTTCCAACAGTGAGGCCGATCTGTGGGGCCAGATGATGATGGTGGATGGTGGCAAACGGTTAGGCCCGAGCTTCGGCAACTTCCAGAAGGTCTATTTCAAACCAGTCGATTGGAACAAATACAAGTGGGTGCTCAAGGATGGTGCTGGTGAACGGATTTACAAACGGATCAGTGATGTCACCCTGACGTTGAGGACCAGCGACTGGCTCGATTTGCCAGACACCGTGGTCAACGACGTTGAGGTTGATCTGGGGTCTGTCTTAATGTCACAATACCGGCAGTTTGAAGATGACCTTGTGACTCAGATCAAGGACAAGGTGATCACAGCCCCCAATGCTGCTGCACTCATCACCAAGCTCATGCAGTTCACCAGTGGAGCCACCTACGACGAAGAGAAGTTGGTTCACCAGATCCACGACATGAAGATCAAGGCACTTGTGGAGACGGTGAAGAAGATCAACAGTCCAACGCTCATTGGGTATGCCTACCAGCACGAGGTTGACCGGCTACGGAAGGCTCTGCCCAAGGCTGAGTTTTTCTCCGACTACAAGAACAAGGCTGCACAGGTGCAGATGCTGGCACGGTGGAACGCGGGAATGATCCCCCAGCTCGTCGCCCATCCAGCATCCATGGCTCATGGACTCAACATGCAGGATGGTGGGTGCAACCTTGTGTGGTATTCGCAGACATACAGCAGAGAGAAGTCCGAGCAGATGCTAGGCCGGTTGTTCCGTCGTGGTCAGCAGCAAGAGGTCAACTTGTGGCGTTTGATGTGCCCTGGCACTGTGGACTACGCCGTGGCTCTGGCCTTGGAGAACAAGGCAGCCAGCGAGAATACCTTGCTGACTGCGCTGCAAAGCCTTGAGGCGTTCCGCAGGGGTGGTGGTGTGGTCGAGATCACTGATGACTCGGATTTGATGGATGACGAAAATTGGTGAAAAGTGTTTGTGTCATTACAGTTTGTGTTATAAAGGTCTGGGCATGAACACATCACCCGAACAGAACCGAATTGCCACCCAGCTTGAAATCGCAGCCCAAGTGCTCAGGACAAACCACCCGTGGGAGTTCCGAGAAGGGGGCAAATGGGTGTTGGCAGACCCTAAAGTTTTTCCTGTGTTGCAACTATTGATGCGTGATTATGAAATCCGCCTCACCCTAGCCACACCTCCCGACAAACGCCCACTCCACAACCCTGACAACCTCACCGCTGAACAGGTTGGGGCTGGGTATCGGTTAATATTACTTGGTGAACCATTCAACCCCAAAGCGGAATACATGGAGCGCAAAGACCGTTGGCTGGCAACAATTCAATCCAGTGAATACAACCTTCACTTCACTTACCGCCTCCCACTCTCAACCCCTTGGCCGGAAGTCGAGAAGCCTCTACCAACACCACCTCCCGGCACCCAGTGGCACCGGCTCGACGGCTGGAAGGAAGGCGATTTGCCACAGGGCTGGAGGCCGCTTGTTGCTGGAGAGAAACGACAAAGCGGCGACGAATACCGTTATAGGACGGACCCTTCTTGGAGTATGTGCCAATTGCGCGTAGCGCCAAACTCGGACTCAGGCGAGCTTTACCGCACAACCCGCCCTCTCGTCTTCGAGCACGCTGGCAAAGAGTGGACTTGGCACAGGGCTGGTGATCCGATGCCGTGTGATGGTGAAGCACGTGTTGATTTGCTATTAAAAGACTGCTCCAGTGGAGCTGTAAAAACAGAAGCAAGTAAATTGGTTTGGGGAACTTCGCCTTTGGATAATTGCCAAATCCTCGGCTGGCGCTACGCCGACAAGCCCGAACCACGTGAAGTCGATCTCGGGCCGGAAGACGTGCCACCTATGAGTATTTTCAAACGTGAGTCTTGGGATGGAAATAAAAACTGGCTTACTGTCTCGCAGCTAACCGAAGGTTTTGTTGTCCTGTTAGGGGATGAAGAGCATGTCACTTTTGAAGAACTGCGCAAAGAAGGATACCTCATAAACCGCCCACGTCACCGCGATGCAGACGGAAACCCCACACTCTGGGAACCTTGCAGCAAGAAAGTCGAAGGCTAGGCTTCGTTCTTGCTAACAACACCCTTGGCATTCACGACATACCGTTTCACACTCAATGGCTGGTTGTGATATGGTGGTCGGCGCACTGCCTTACAACGGTTCTTCTCAACACGGGTGATGCAGACTTTGTTAGATTGGTTGCCACCGAGCACGTGGTAGCATGTGTCGTCTTCAGCGATGTAGAAGCCCACGTGCCCACCACCATTCCGTTGAAAGGCGAGGATGTCACCCAGACCAGCCTGTGGCGACTTCACACCGAACTTGGCCCAGTTCAAAGCCCACAGCGGTTCTGCGACAACTTCCACAACACCGCGAGCACGGAGAACTACAATGGCAGCAAAAAGACCACACCAAGGAATGTCATCGTCAGAATACCCTGTGATCTTTGCACCGGCTTGGTTAAGTTCGTCACGCCAGCCAATGATTGTGGCGTTTGACCCATTGCCGACAACCTCGGTGACACCGTGCAGCTTGAGGGCTTCTTGGATGCAGCGTGGTAGGGTGCCAACCCTGTCCAACCATTCGTAGTTCTTGGGGAGGTTCATGGATGTACGTTATTTGGGGCTTTTGCAGATGTTTTAAGAGCGGCTTCCAGAGCACGAATGTCGGCAGCATCCCGTGTTGTGATTGCCCCACGAGACTCAGCAATCGAGACACCTAGTCTGGTGAGGGCTTCCGAGTTCTTGCAGGAGACGAGGGTGAGAGCGATGGCGAGAGCGGTGATAATCTTCATGGTAAAGAGAGCTTCTGATCTTTGATGTCATTGTCAACGATCATTCTCATGGTTTTCTCGAAGATTGGGCCTTCGGTGAACCACGTAGAATGACCGTACGAGTGGTTGCTGTGGTCGGACACCCGACCGTGGTGCTTGGCTGCAAACTCGCCACCACGTAAGCCCAGACTGCCGTAGCCGAGACCAGCCCAGCCACACAGGACTCGGGTGATCGCGGCAAACTGGAGAGCTTCATCATTGAGGCTGCCATAAATGTGGATGCGTTTCACCACGTTGTTAGTGATTGCGTCCTCAAAGTCTTCCTCTTGTGCAGCAGGGGCAAACAGGTGACATGATGCCACGGCAGCCCCCACATCACGGAGCAACCGTGCAATGATGTCACAACCATTGCTGTGCCCAACCAGCACCACACGGTATCCAGATTGATTGGCTCTGGACACCTTACGGGCCAGTTCATCAGTGCGTTTCCGCTGCCCGATGAACCGTGTCAACGCGGAGGTGTAGTATTCGCGCCGGTCGGCAACAACGCCATCAGGAGTGCGGAAGTTGATGTAGTCGCAGAATCGTTCTGGCCAGCCATGGGCATTACCAGGGCGAAACCGGATGCCATTGATGGCTAGGAACAGTGTTCTCATCTCCAAAAGAAGTGATCAGCCCATTTCCAAAAGCCAAAGACAGCAGCACCCCACAGCATCATGGCAATGATCATGGTGAAGGTCGCTTTGATCTTAAAGTCTTCAATGGCACGGATGCGTTGACCAAGAGTGTCTTGGTTGGCCATGATCTGGGGCAACTGACTTGTGCTCATGCGAATCAAATGCACATCTGATGTCAGAGAGTCGAGCTTTTTGATGATCTGATCACGCAAGTTTGCTTCGTGCTCGGCCTTCTCATGTAGAAGCTCGGCATTCTGTTTTCGGACTTCAACCATGTCTGCTTGCTCGGCTTCATTCATGGGTTGTTGATCCAAAACAGCGTTTGATAATTTTCTGGTCCACAGCTTTCACCAGATCCGCAGTGGCACGAAGAAGTTCAATGTCAGTGGGTTTATTGTCGGGTGTGGGGGTCTGCGGTGTAGATGAAAAGGGTCTCGCTTGGTTCATATCAAACACGGGTTCCCTTGTAACCAACAAAGGTCTTATGGATGCAGCAATCCTCGGTGCATCTTGCATTATGGGGAAGGATGCTGTGGAGGGCATAATGCGTGCTACTCTGATGGTGTGGTTGGATATACCAACTTCGTCAAATCACCATCTGGCAGTTTGGCGAGCATTTCCCGAATGGCTGTGCCAGCGAAAACAATCAGCGTTTGATTGCCCGTGCTCTTGGCTGCTGCATAGGTTTCAATGGCATTGGCGAGGTCTTGCTTGGTCATGGTTAGATGGAGTCAACTTGTTGAATGAGCGCTTTGCGGAGATCATACGGTGCATCGCGGAGCTTGGAGCCTGCACGAAGGAGGCTTTCGTTGAATGCCGTCTGGACGTAGGAATCAACCGATTTGGAAACAAGCCGTTCGAGGAAAGTCTTCACGGTGAGCGGAGTGTCTTCCGGCGCTAAGGAGGCGTTGGCGGTTGCAACGACAGCGTCGAGCACGTCGCTTTGTTCGGTGGATAGTTCAGTGATTTTAAGGTCGATTTTCATAGGTGTGGTTTAAGAGATGACTGCGAGTTTGCGAGTGGTTCCACCGTTGTCTTTGATGGTGATGTAGCCGGTGACGGTTTCAGCAGCAACAGCGGAGTGAGTGCCAAATTTCATAGTGCCTGTTCCGGCTGGAGTGAAAGCAAGGTCAATGTCATCCGCGCCAGTCCCAGCCGTCTCAGCCGCGATAGTCAGTGTTGTGCTGGTGGTATTGAGTCCAAGGCGAACATAGTTGCTGGCATCTGTGTAAGTGCCATAGATGCGATTTATCTGCGCTGTTGTGCCACTGCGTTGAGCCAACACTCCCGCTGAGTCACGGGCGAGAGATACATCCATTGTTCCCGCCCCGTCTGTTGTGGAGCTCCACCCCAACAGACTGCCCGACCCTGCTCCGAAGTCACCATTTGCACGAAGCAGGATGCTACTCCCACCTGTGCATTGAATACCAACAGTGGAAAGAGACCCAGAGCAGGTTAAACCATCGCCATATCCGTTGCTCGCGATGCTCGACGTAGCACTTGCGCCTTGAAAGTTGATCTTGGAATTATTACCAAGACCCAGTAGTGACAGCGTTCCTGTGGACCCGAATTTATAACGCTGTGTGCCCGCGCCAGAGATGGATATTTCATTGCTGGCACTGCGATAGAAGCCAGAAGTAGCATCTCCAAGATTGAGCGCGGGTGCGCCAACTGCTCCGTTTGGCAGTGTTTGAACCGCTGAGAACACGTTCGCCGTCCCAAGCAACGCAGCCGTGCCCGTGACAGGAACTGTGAGAGTGAAGCCACCAAGCCCGATGGTGCCACCACCAGTGATGAACACACTACTATTCTTGAGCAGTTTGCCAGTGGCACCGTCCCAGAGAGCAACAGCACTATCCGTTGAGGATGCTGGGCCAGCAACATCACCAGTCCCACCACCCCCTCCACCACTGGTGACATTCCCCAATGCCACGAGGATGGCTTTGAGCACTTGAGAGTCATCAAGATTCGGCAATGGTGCAGTCATGCCCAAATTGGACATGGCACTGGAGATTTTAGCGTCTGAGGCAATCTGGGACATGGTATTTAGGAAATCAGGTTGGCTGCGACGATGAGGATCTGCTTGAGCACTTGGGAGTCGTCCTGTGCAATGTTTTCACCACCAAGAGCCGTTGTGACGGCAGCAATGGCAGCAGGGGAATACAGGATTGTGACCATATGGATTAGCCTCGTTCAGATTTCATAGCTTGGCGCAAGGCTTCTTCGGCCACAGCATCACTCTCACCAGATTCTTCCGAATCGGTTTTCGTGGGCTGACCGTCGAACGATTCAAACACCATGCGACCATTCTCGACCTTGGCTTTGGCAATGACTTCAAAGGTGTCACCGTCCTTGGTGCCTTCGGGGGGCTGGAAACCTTCGGGGAGCATGATGCTCATGTCTGTGGCAACCTCAGCAGCCTCGGCTCTAGGTGTAACCATTTCCATGGCAGCCTCTTCGGCGCTCTCAGGTTCATCTTCCATCATCTCGGGGAAATTGTTTTTCATGGTATCAGTTTTGAGTGGTTAAAAAGAGGCGTGCCCGCCACAGAATGGGCTTCTGTAAACGGGCACGCCATGAGGTTCAAGAACGATTAGTAGGCGGGGCAGGTGTTGCCGACCGTTGCAGGGCAGCGAAGCACCATGATGGCGAAGGCGTATTGCGTGTTCACCGTAGGCTTGAATGCAGCCATGAGGTCAGCAGCGTAAACACCGATGGACTGGAACAGGTTGGTCTCCATGTTCGGGATGTTGGCCCAGATGACATCACCGTTGTAGTTGACGGCTTTGAAACTGGTGCCAGCACCGAGGGAACTCTTCGGCTTCGGAGTCTGACGGATGACCGCTTTCGGGTTCCAGATGTACATGACCTCGTAGAGAGCAGCATCGTAGTCAGGGTTGACGACCTGAGAAGGGCCACCAATCGAAGATGTACCATCCACATAATAAGGCACTTCAACATAGGCACCACCCGTGAAGTTGTAGCGAGGCATGCGGTAGTCAATGCAATGCATGTAGCCACCATAAGCACGGTCGATGCCCCACGATTGGAGCAGCATGGCACCACTGTCCTTGCCCATCTGAGCGAAGCGAACGTCCTGACGGATATTAGCGTCGTTCTGGATGATGTTCTGGCTGGCTTCAGCCGAGCAGATCAGGGTGAGCTGGGCTGCACCGTTGGACATCGCATAAGGCTCGATACCACCACCATCCTGCATGATGCGGTTGTAGAGCTTGTAGAGCAGGCTCTGGCTTGCCGTGTACGTGGCTGCGGTGTTGGCGAACGCGGTGCCGGTGGTGATCGTGGCAGAACTGTTGAAGACCACTTTATTGGCCCAATACTGGAACCAGTATTTGCTGCGGTCTTCCCACAAGTCAGCGACGTTGCCGACGAAGTTTTGTTTGGTCTGTGTGACCTGTTCTTCCCACTCGTAGGAGAACCGGCCATCGGTCAGACAGATTTCCGAAGACTTGATCTGGATCTGTTCGACGTAGTAGTTCTGGATCAGGCGAGCCGGGGTGATGGTGCCAGGGGTGAGCTGGCAGTTATTGACCGGTGTGTCGGGAGACTGAACACGAGTCCAGCCGGAACCACCAGAGATGCCAGAACGTAGCGTGGAGACGGTGGATGGGTTGTAGCCGATCCCGTCAGGGAAGTTGGCTTTTTCCATGAGCATGGAAACGCGGCCAGTGGCACGCATTTTCTTATAGAATTGACCTTCAAGACGGGATGCGTCAGAAGCGAAGATTTGACCGATTGTAGCCATAAAGGTAGGAGGTAGAAGTGAAGGAGTTGTTGGGTGTGAAAACCTCTCGATCACAGTCAGGGCGGTATGCTCGGGCGTGACAAGAGAGTGCGCCTCTGCATGTGCAGAAGCCTCTAACACGACCGGTGAGCAGCCGACCAAACCCTTGCGGGTTCCTTTAAGCTCATTGAGTTTTACTTGCTCCGTTGGTGAGTCACGCCAACCCGGTAAGCACGGAATTTAATCTCGGGGTGATGATATGAAAAAACCCACTCCTTCGCAAGAGTGGGTTTTATAGTTGACGGGTTATCTAAGGTCAGGTGCCTTTAGAGTGGTGTGGCGGTTCCAACGGTTTCACCTGCTACGACATGCTCCCCGTGGATTTCCCAGTCAGCCGCCAGTGCATCGGAGCCGGAGGGTTGCCAGCCGTGCAGCGAGTTGTCGGGATACACGATGCAGAACTGATTTTGGTAGGTGATCGGAGCGCCCGATCTCACGAGCACATCCTTCACCGCTTGCGGCAGGCTGGTCATTTTGGGGATGATCTCAGCAGGCACCGAGGAGGGCACTTGCCGGAACACGAACAGCCCTTTGCCGTTCCAGCCTGCACGGCTGACGATTTTGCCCTCTTTGAGAGCTTCGATTGCTTGTCCGAATGTTTGGTTTGGTATCATTGTCTTGTTTTGGGTTTATGATCCGAGCAAATGCCCGAAAATTAACGTCTCCTGAAGTCGTCAGCATTCCGAACCTTCGCAAAGAAATCTTCTTCATCCTTCGGCACGTTCGGGTCATCGTCTTCAACAGCACCAGCCTGCTTGACGCCAGGGCGAGCGTTTGTGAGGCTGGCAATGGTCTTCTTCAACTCAGCGTTTTCCTTCCTCTGGGCAATCAGCGCTCTTGTGACAACTGCTGCCACCTCAATGCCGTGGGCTTGTTGAGCACGTTCTTCGGGATCATCTGAGATTTGAGCGCTGTCGAGGGCATCCGTGAACTCCTTGCGCTCGGTTTCCGTCATGCCTTTGAGGATCGGAGCAATCTTCTTCTCCATCATTGCTCGGCTGGATGCCACGGCTTTCTGCCATGCCTGCTGCTGTTCAAAGGTCTGCTCGGTGCTGGTTTTCTCGAACTGAGCTTCCTTGGCAGCCCTGAGTTCGGCTGCTTTGGACTTCATCTCGCTGCCTTTGAGCCAGCCTGCATGCAACTGCTCGGCTTGCTTGTAGAGGGATGACTTAATCGCAGATGGCACATTGTCAGCATCATCAATGATCTTGTCGATGGCGACTTGGCGTTTCCAGTCGGTCAGCTCCCGCATGGCATCGAACATCTTGTCAGGGTCGAGCTTGAACTCACCGCAGATTTCCTCAATGCCTTTCTCAGCCTTGGCCAGCACAGCGGTCACACTGTTCTTGTACTCGGGTGTGCGCTCCACCTCAAAGATAGCTTCGCGCTCACGGTGCCGGTCCAGCTCGGCTTGCGCTTCTTTCGAGATGGGGTTCTTGCGCAGATCCTCCACCTCCTTCTTCAAGGCTGTGACAGTCTTGTCGAGTTCGCGGGCACGCTTCTCTTCATTGCGTAGCTGAGTCCAGCGGGTCATCTGCTTCTCGCCTTCTTCGCCTTCCTTCTTGCCTTCAGGTGGGGTTTCATCATCCCCCGCTTTGGCTTCCTCGGGTTCAGGCTCTTCGACCACCTCGGCCAATTTGTCAGCCTTCTTAGCAACAGGCTTCTCGGCAGGTTTGGCATCCACCTTCTTGGCCTTAGCGTCTGCTGCTGGGTCTGCCGTGGCCTTCTTGGCAAGGACTGACGGATGATCGTCAGCAGCCTTGATCTGGTCGAAGAAACTGGACTCTCCGCTGTCTTCTCCCCCTATGTCATTAACGCCGGGAGCGGCTTCAGCGGATGAGGCTTCTTGACGGAGTACGGTGCGCAGGTGCATGGTGTTTAGCATTTGGGTTCTTGTTGTTCACGGAATTGGGCAGGGATCGTGTGCTCATAGGCTTTGGAGAGCAGATCAGTGTCAGTCTCACCAGCCTTGATGGGTGTGGCCAGTTTCTCCAAGTCGGCAAAGCCTTGGTTCACACCACTCATGAGCATGTACCGACGACCAAACACAATGTCAGCCAGCTTCTCGACTTCTTGAGCACTGGGTGGCTTGGGCACCGCTGACCCTTTTACAATGTCGATGGCCAGTCGCAGAACGGGGTCTGCCAGTAGCTCGGTCAATCTGTCACGGTATTCGGCTTTTTGCCTGAAGGCTTGTGTCTCTGTCATAATGTCATGATGGTTTCTGGGTTGCTGCTTGCTTCAATTCCTGTGCTCTCTTGGCATCACCAAAGGCGAGGTCTTGCCTCTTCTTGGCAATCTCAAGTTGTTGTTTCTGGGACTGGTACCCCAACTCTTGACGCTTGGCCATAACATCAAGCCTAGCCCCAGCATCCGCTGAATTGCGGAGCACCGAGAGCGGGGTTTCCAAAGACTCGCCATTGGCAAGCTCGGGGTTCTCTTGCTCCCGTTGGGCCTCGGCAGCGAGTTTCTTCTCGCCATTGACCACAACTTCCTCGATCTGGGACAGGGCTTCTTTGAAGGTCTTGTACAGCGGGTTCTTCTGGTCGATGTAGGCCATGTGTTCTGTCGTGTGACGCCAGATCGGGCCAAGGAGTTGGATGGCTGGGGCGAACTCCATCTGCTGTTCTGCCAGAGCACCGTTGATCTCGGCCAGTTTGGACAAGTGTGTGGCGACGTGAACCGTGTGGTCTTGGTTCGGTTCCACAACGGCTGGCTGTCCGAGAGACATGAGAGCGTTCTCCATGTTGGCAATCTGCACATCCACGGGTGGCCGTGTGCCGGGTTCTGGTGGGACGAGCAGGTTGGCGAAGCTGGTGCCTGCCAGTGAAGCCGTGTATTGACGCAGAAGGATTTGCTGCCCCTTGGGGTCATAACTGCCAATGTTGGGCATGAGCTGACTGAACACGGCACGACGTTCTTGGGCTGACCCTTTGCCGACACCACGGTTGATCTCGATGGCGTCAACATCAATGTTGTAGATGGCCTCGATAGGCACACCACGCTCGGCACAGCGCTTGCGCATCTTGAAGACTTCAGCACCGCCTGGATGGGCTGCCGAGAGGTCTTCATTCTTCGCACGACGCACAATCTCTTTGAAGTCGTTGAGCCATGACAGGAAGTACAAGTCCATGCCTGCTGTGGTCAGTTGGCCATCAATCGCGGCTTCAGTCTTGACCTCTTCGGCGGTCCTCGGTGTTGCCCCACCGCCCGTGTAACGGTTGGCACCGCCAGCTTGGCGAGAGCGCATACTGAAGATGCCCTTGATCTCTTGGATCATCGGGATCAGGTTTTGCTGGAACGGCACATGTTGGATCTCCACGAACTCGGCTTGGGACGAGATGATGTTGTACGGGCCAGATGGACGGATGAGGGTGTCAATCAAAGCGTCCTCGTCAGTGGCTTTGAGATGGGGTGTGGATGACCAGTTGGCCATGTCCACAGCCTTACAAGTCATCAGGTTCAGGTAGAGACTGGAGTTGAATCCACGCCATGCGTTGCCACGGAGCGAGTAGAAGTCACCATTGGAACCCACACCATCAGTGTATGCAGTGACAAACTCACTCATGCTGCTGTACATGCCTTCGCACTTGTAGAGGAAGTCTCCTTGTCCATCGTAGCGTCCAATGACGTGGGAGATTGAGCCGTCCATCTCACGCACCCAACCATGAACCACATCCACGACGATGGCACCGGCACCACTGAAATAGTCCTGATCCTTTACGGTCTCTTGAAGGGTCTCAGGGTTTGAGGTGTCAATAGCTGCGGGCTGTGCAGTCTCTTCAATAGCTGCTTGCACTGCTTTCACATTCCAGCCAGCGAGTTCTGCTGATGCTGGGTCTTTGATCTTCTTTTGCAGTTCAACCGGAGACATCAAAACGCGAGCACAGAAAAAGTCTTGGTCTTCAATAGTTGCCTCGGTGCGACGAGGAACCTTGAGCCATTGGAGGCTTGTCACCTTGAAACGCCAATCGAACTTGTCTTCTCTATAGGTGAAGGCCACACCGAACATGGTGAAGAGGTGGACACACAACAGCCGGTTGTAAGTGAACTTCGGCCAGTTGCGGATCATGCGTGAGATTTCTTCTGCGATGATCGGTGCCCACTGCTGCCGCGAAAGCTCATCTGCGAAGCCTGCTTTGATTGGTGTGGTGCCAAACTCTGCGATGCTGTCAAAGACATCATTGTAAGGTCGTTCGATGTCCTGCTGTGATTGTGAGGCATACCCCCAATTGGCATTGGTGCGACCACCGAGGCCGAGCAGCCGGTCTTGATCGGATGAGAATGGTGGGTCTCCATCCACTTGGCTTTGCACCTTGGCCCGTGCTCTGGATGATCCGAGATCACTGGTGAAGAGATACTGGTATGCCCCTGCGAGTTGGGCGGGACTCTTGATACGACCCCGCATGATAACCTGATCCTGCTCGTCCAGCACTTCTGGGATCGAACTTGCCACTTTAGATGAATTGGTGCTGTTATTGTTGATCATCTTGCAGTTTTAATGCAATTACTTTGCTTTAGCAACCAAGTTGCGTTTAGGTGCTGAAAGTTTGGACATAACGCAAACTGGTTGCATTATATGTAACGTCAAGGTATTATTTTGACATTCGCATGCCACCCACTGAAAAAATCAAATCCCGACAACAGCGTTGGCAGGAGAAACAATACAAGCTCAAGCGGTGTGCTACATGTGCTGCCCCCGTGGAGAACAACACTCGGTTGTGCGCCAAACACCAAGCGGCTGCCAGTGAACGGCTGAGGGTTCGTCGGGGTGCCACCAAACGATACACCACCCTTGCTCAATGGCAGAAAGTGGACTGGTCTGAGCCGGTCGAGACAATCGCTGCCAAGATGGGGGTTCGGCCTAGCACGGTTCGGTGGAGGAAGAAATCACTCGGAATATGAAAGAAGCTAATCCAGCCCCAATGTTTGCATGCCTATATCCGGCTTTATGTGATATTGCCCGCCAAAATGGGTATGCTCTGGCCATCCATGGTAGTGTAACACCCGACCTTGATTTGATTGCTGTGCCGTGGACGGAAACAGCTTGTGAAGCTGAAAATCTCATGCAGGCCATTATGCAAAAACTGGGGGCACTCAACTACCGGCAATTATTGGAGCGAGACTGTGCCAGTTGGGCCAAAGAGTCTGACATTGACCAAATGGTTATCGGTGAGCGTGAATGCAATGGCGATCCTCGTGGTCCTTTGGACTGTGCCATGAAACCACATGGCCGTAAAGCGTGGAACCTGTACTTGCTTCACGGTGTAAAAATTGACCTCAGCATAATGCCTTTATGAGCGCAGCCATGAAAGTCACCAAGTACGGTCTGACGTGGAATCCGGTCAAGGATCTCAATGGCAAACTGGTGCCCATCCCCAACTGGGCCATTGAGCGCAACATGCTGGTCCGGTATGAGCAGTTCCAGAAGGAAAACCCCACTCTGGTGATGCTGCCTTGGGGGGAACATTTCTGTCGATTGGTGAAAAGCATCTTTGGAGACCCCAACGGCATTTATTATTTCGAGTGGAATCCAAATGCGGTTCGTGTCATCAAGCATTTCAGGGATAAAAAGATCCTCGCACTCGCTGGGCATAAGAGCAGTTCCAAGACGGATTCCATTGCCATGATTGGTGTGATGATGTTCTGGCTAGACCCTGAGAACGTGAAATGCATTGTCACTTCCACCACCATCTCAGCAGCCCAGCAGAAAGTGTGGGGCAAAATCAAACTGATCTGGCAGCACCTTGCCAAGTTCTTCGGTGGGGAAGACAAACTCCCCGGCAAGCTGATGGATTCCAAAAACATCATCCGCTATGAAGACAAAGGGGTGAAACATGAACTGACCGGCCTTGCACTGGTGGCTGGTGACAAAGGGAGCGCCCGAGAGTCTGCTGACAAAATGCAAGGCACCAAGGCTGGTGGGCCAAAGCCAGTTCTCATCATTGTGGGTGACGAGTTTGACACCCTCGAACACAGCCTCGTCAATACCATATTCGGGAATTTGTCTTCCAACAGCACACTGTACATGCTGGCAGCATTCAACCCCACCAGCTATTATTCACCTGGGGGTGTCGTGTCCAAGCCCGTCAATGGCTGGCACACTATTGACGAGAACAGCACTGAGTGGGAGACGGAGATTGAGCCGTTTGGCATCAAGGGGTATTGCTTGCGGTTTGATGGCGAGAAGTCACCCAATGTGGTGGCTGGGTATGAAAAATGGAAGGGTCTGCTCACCCTCGAAAACATCAACCAGTTCGGTGGTCTAGGCTCCAAGACACCCATCTACTATTCGCAGATTCGCGGCTGGTGGAGTGCCACCGGCAACGTGGATTCCATCTATTCTGAGGTCGAGATCATCAAATGGCGTGCTGACGGGAAGGTCAAGACGTGGATCGACACGCCCAAGATGGTGGCTGGCCTTGACCCCGCGTTCACACACGGTGGTGACAGGGCTGTGCTCACCATTGGCAAAGTGGGGTTGGCCCAGATGGATGACACAACGGTGCAGAAGGTGTTCGAGATCGTGAAGTTCTACATCCTTGACCTCGACATGACCAACACAGCCACGTCCAAGAGCGAGTGGGTGGTGAAGCTCACCAAGAAACATCTCGATGAGCACGGTGTGGATGTGCGCGACTTGGCGTTTGACGGCACAGGGGGTGGTGAACCTTTCGGCGCACTGATTGCCCGTGATCTCGGCAATGGCGCTCTCAACGTGAACTTCAGCAGCAAGGCGAGTGACAAGCCGGTGTCCAAAAGTGACCCGAGGCCCGGTAATAAGCGGTTCCGCAACATGGTCAGCGAGTTGTGGTATGTCGGCAAAGAGTTCATCCGGTCTGGCCAGCTCAAAGGTTTGCAGCCAGACATTGTAACCGAGATGGTGGCACGAACCTATGAAGAGGTTGCTGGTATGGTGAAGGTCGAGAGCAAGGACGGCATGAAGCTGCGCACCAAGAAGTCGCCCGACATCGCAGATTCTGCGTTTTTGTGCCTCCACATGGCCCGTATGAAGCACGGACTCAGCAGCACAGAAACATCAGCCAAGCGTGTGGTGGTCAACAAAAACATGCTGTTCCCAACGATTGACCTCAATGCCCGTGCCCCGCGTGAGGCTGTAATGGTGCTTGGTGAAGGTGGTGGCTGGGGGTATGGGCTGCGCTAGATCACTTGAAGGTTCTTCACCACAACTGATCGGGCTTCCTTCGCAATCTGATCAGCAACCGCTTCAATGAGGTATGCCTTATCGCTTTGGTGCCTTCTGAAAGAATCAACCCTGATGTCAATGCCCACATGATACATACCCATTTCAACATTTTGATGCCTCATAAAGTCTTCACGGCTTGAGAAGCCTGGTGATGCTGCCACATGCACAAAATCTCTGAACGATGTAAGTCCTTCAATCTGCTTGGCCATTCGCTGGTTTTCACGATCAAGCCTGCAAGCCTTTGTCATCCAACTAGACTGTTCCTTTGTGGCAATGTCTAGTTGGCGTGAAGTCCACTCTCGGGCTTTTTCTGTCTTGGCGAGTTCATCAGCCAGTTTTCGGCGTGAAGGTATTTTGGGCTTGTCCTGTTTTTGGTATCTTTTCATAAAAAATCATCCTGCTTTTGATATACCATATTCGAGATTGAGGCTCCCTGGCTTCGACGTGATGCGAATGTCCAGCACCTGCCCCGGCTTCTTTGCCAGTTCTTCCTCGAAATGTTTGAAGATCACACCCATTGAGTTTTTGAGTGCTATCACCATCTCACTGTCAGTGATTGGGCATTTGGTCTTGATATGTGATTTGGTTGTCCCTTGCTTTTCCATAATCTATTCGTCCTCCCCGTCATCTGGTGAATTGAGAAACCGGCTCACTTTGCGCTCACGTTGCCTCTCGGTGTTCATGTCTCGGTGCTTCCTGCACAAGCCTGAGTTGTAACCTTCCTCAGACGGCTGAGAGCAGTACATGCACATGCCTTTCGCTTTCTGTGCAATCTGCCAACGACGCTGCCGTGATATGGGTTTATCTCCTGCCATGTGAAGAATTATAGTTGACGATATGGTGGGGTCAAGGTTAGAAGATGGAAAATGAAACGACTCTGGAAAACACTCTTGGCTTACATGCACTGGTCTGAATCAGCCGTGTGCGAAATGTCGGTGGGCGACAAAGATTACCACGATTTCGAGGACTCTGAAGACGGACAACCCTTTCATTTTGGCCCCATGCCATGTAAACGCTGCGGAAAACTTTTTTATATATGAGTACACAAGAAGGATGGATAGGGGTCGATCTTGACGGAACACTTGCCGAATACGACGAGTGGCGAGGCATTGAACATATTGGAGAACCCATCAAGCCAATGTTGGAACGGGTGAAACTCTGGCTGAACGAACGTCGGGATGTTCGCATTTTCACAGCCCGTGCTTACCGAATGCTCTACCCTGTTGGATCACCAGAACACACTGAGTCCATTTTTGTCATTGGTGTCATCCATCAATGGCTTATGTCGCATGGGTTGCCACGACTGCCCGTGACATGCTTCAAAGATTTCGGGATGATCCAATTGTGGGATGATCGCTGTGTTCAAGTAATCCCAAACACCGGCCTTCGGGCAGATGGAAAAAACCTATGAAAATATTCCTCCCCAACGGAGCACTCCACGAAGTGCCCTCAACAGACTTGCCCGAAGAGACTCCTGAAGAGGCACCAAAGCCATACGACTTCATGGAAGAAGGGCGTCAGTTCGCTGCCCAGTGCTGGTGTGACGAGGAAACCAAGCACATCCCTATGGACCCCCGAATTGCCGAGGCTTGTGCCAAACGCATCGCTAGTTGGATGCAAACCGCCGCAGAAGGCTATCGGGGTGCTGATTTCTACCGTGGCATCATTGAACAGTGTGGTGCTGCTATCGGCATTGAGGCATTTACATCAGATGATGGCAGTGTTCAGGAAGACGTGCTGGCGTTGAAGTTGCCAGAGTTGGTGATGAAGCTCGTTCTCGATAATCGTCCTCAACCTGACCCACTTCCTCAAGTAGAAGGAACTGCACAATGAAACGACTCTTCATCAACCTCGCCATGTCCGTCATTCGGTTTGCTCTGTGGCTCGACGGCTGGACAGACAAGCCGCGTCCTTTCGGCTACAAGCCCAACCCTGATCTGCCTTTCTGGCGATACCGCCCACCGTGCCCCGGTGTGCCTCCGTCCATTGAGTCTGGGAATCTGGCTCATGCTTGCAACAAATCCATTTTTAACCGGCCTTCATGATCTCCCTTCTCCACACCACCCGTCGCCCCGAAGCTGCTAAGAGATGCCAGGAACTCTGGCTTTCACGCGCTGACAACACTGCCAACGTCGAGATCGTCACTGCTGTTGATGTTGATGACGTAGCTTCCCAACAGGCTTTCCCTAATGCAATTATTGTGCAAAAGCCGAATGGGTGCTGTGCCGGTTTCAATGCAGCCGCAGCCGCGTCTGTTGGCGACATCCTTGTGCTTCTTGATGATGACTGGGAACCACCCCACGGGTGGGACGAAATCATTGTCTCCCGCATAGGTGGTGGTGATGTGTTGTTCGTGGGCGACAAACACCGCAAAGACGATCTGATCTGCCATCCGATCATCACACGTCGGTTCTATGAGGACATGGGCTACTTTCTCCACCCATCGTTCAAGAGTGTGTACTGCGACAACTTCTTTACCTTGCAGGCGAAAGCGCGTGGTTTCGTGGATGCCACAGATGTGGAGTTCCTGCATGCCAACCCAAGTCAAGGTTATGGCACCGAAGACGATGTTGCCCGTGCCAGCAACTCGCCAGAACGGTATTCCCACGGTGAAGCAGCATTCAAACGTCTCACAGAGGAAAACATGGTCATCGGCTTCACGGCTTGTGATCGTCCTGAGTGGCTGAAAGAGTCTCTTGATTCGTGGTTGGCGACGAACCTTTCTCTCGCCACGTCCATCCACTTCTTCATCGAACCAAGTGACAAACTGGATGCTGTTGTGTCCGTGATTGACGCTTTCGCAGAGAAGTCGCCAACACCAGTCATCAAGCATTTCAACAAGGAGAAGCAAGGAGTGCTGCGCAACCCGTGGAACCTGTTCGAGAATCTGTTCAATGTTCAGATGGCAACTTTTGCCGTGCTCGCTGAAGACGATTTTTTGGTTTCCCCTGACATTCTGGACTTCTTCGCGTCAACTCGCCACGACGAAAAAACCTTGGCTATTTGTGCCAAGAATGATGGTGTGTCGAGCAATGAAGACCCTTCTCAATTTGTGCAGCGAGCCGAGTTCACTGGCAATATCTGGGGCACATGGAAAAGCATTTGGCAGAAGTATCTGCGTGACACTTGGGACTTCGATTATTCGTCAGGAAACCAACACAGAGATGGATCAACCATTAATCCTGATCTGCCAACAACACCATCCGGTTGGGATTGGAATATTGGCCTTCGTGTAATCCCTCAGAATGGGTTGCACTGTAATCTTCCAAGAGCTTCACGGTCATTCCACATTGGGGTCACTGGCGTGCATTGCACAGAAGAGGATTACCAGAACACGTGTGTTAAGAACTTCGTAAAAGAGAAATACACTGGATCATATTGGCAGGTGCTCAAGGATGGTTTTATTGGTGACGACACCTTGTTTGGTGCCACTGCCACTGCACCTGAACCAGCCCCACACAAAGGAATGTTGGTGTCGAGCGTCGGAGATTTTGGTGATGTCATCATGCTAGCCGGAATTATCAAACAGATCCCCGGTGCCCCGCACCGACTGGGGCTTAGGTTGAACCCGAACGTCAAAGCGAAAGACGCTGAACGGCTTCAAGTTCTCTATAGTGCCACCAAAGAACTTCTGCTGTCTCAACCATATATCCAAGAGGTCAAGATCATCTCGCCCGATGATGCCGTGGATTGGAAGAGCGAGGACTTCCGTGGCAACGGTCAGCACTTTGCCCCCGGTGAGACATTGATGCAGGCTCACATCAACCACTTGATCAAGATTCACGGCATCGGCAGTGGCTTCAATGGTGATCCGTGGCTGTCGGTTGAACCTTCCCCCGTCTCCAAGGGGAGAATCGTCATCAATCGCACAGAGCGTTACCGGAATGACTTCTTCTCATGGGGTGATGTGGTCCGTCATTATGGCAGCCGTCTGCTGTTTGTCGGGCTGCCACATGAGCACCAGCAATTCTGTGATCAGTTCGGCCAAGTCGAGTTCATGCCCACAACCAACTTGCTGGACGTGGCCCAACTCATTGCCGGTTCTGAACTCTTCATTGGCAACCAGTCCTGTGCCAACGCGATTGCCCTTGGCCTTGGGCATCCACTGATCCAAGAGGTGTGCCTTTGGATACCTGACTGCATCTTCAAACGAGACAATGCCGCCTATGTTGGTTTTGGCGAATGTGTGCTGCCCGACATTGGCGGTTCTGGTGAGTGCCAAGTGGATTTCACTCCCAACGTGAAGGACATCAACCCGTCGAATATGCCCCCTGGTGGCTGGCAGTTCCCCGGTGAGGTGAGCCAGATGCATCTTGAAGCAGCATCCTCGGCACTGTCACGAAATCAGCGCGACAAATTCCCCACACCTGTGGAGGCACGTGCTGCCATTCTGATGCACAACTTTGATCGCCTGCCTTCCTTTTTCAGTAACCTTGACATGGGCGGTTCCAAGTATAAGCTCGCCATGCAAAACGCTGGACAAAAAATATGAATACACTCCCAAAGCTATCCCCTGAAAGTGAAGTCCTGATTGCCTTGCTGGCACAGCCTGAGAAATGGAAAACTGTGTCTTTGTACACTGACCAAACCATAAAAAGTGCCGAATTAGAGCATGTGAATGGTGTTACAATCTTGGGTTACTTCACCGGTTGTGCTCTTTTCGTTAGAAAGGGTGACACTTATCTAGCAGTGCCAAAAAATGAACACTCAGACGTTCTCTTTTTGTATGTGCTACCTTGTGTTCGATCTGTTCAAAAACTCGAAGCAGAGAAAGCAGCAGAATCATCAGCGCAGCTTCTCAAAGAATTACAAGAAGAACTCAACACCCCACAAACCACCCAAGCATGAAACTCGTCATTCCCGTATCCCGCCACGATGTCAACGCGCTCCCGAACCTCTTTGACACCCTGATTCACTTCGGAGGTCTCACCGATCACACCTGCCTTCTTTTCCACACTCCCTCGACTCTTGAGCAGGTGCATGAACAGGCTGAACGTCTTCGGCCCCACATGAAAGAGGTGACGGTTCTCCAGTCCAAGTATGAACCTGAATACGGTATGCCCATGGATGGCGGTATCCTGTTTTTCGGTGCTGTGTTCAATCTGGGCAGAATGGGCAACCAAGAACCCTTCCTCTGGCTGGAGGTGGACTCAAGCCCTCTGGTGGCTGGCTGGCTCGACCTCATCCAGAACGATTACATGGCCAAAGGCAAAGCCTGCTACGGCAACATCGTGCCTCTGCCCTTCATTGTGAACGGCAAGCTCGAAATGCGCCCCGGTGAGGAATACATGATGGCTGTGGGTGTGTATCCCCCCTTCATGCACAAGGATGAGGCGATTCGCCCACTCATCCAAGACCTCGGCAACCCGCCTTCAAGCAACCCGAAGGAGAACTTTGACACTTACATCCGTGGTGGTCTAAAAGCCATCGGCTGGGCTAACAGCGGACTGATTGCCGACATGTGGAATACCCATAAGTATGAGATGACCCCAGAAGGCATTGAGTGTGAAGCTCTGCCCACAGACAAACTGGTGCGCCCACGTGGTGGTCTGGTGCCAAAGACGGCTGTGCTGGTGCATGGCTGCAAAGATGAGTCCCTGCGCAAACTGGTGACGGCTGGTGGCAAGAAAGGCAAACCAGTGGTCGTGGTGAATGTGCCAGAGGTTGTGGCACCCCAAACACCTGCCAAGGTTGAAGAGGGTTTCTTGGCCTCACAGATCAAGCAGAAGCTGGCACGCGGGTCTTACCGTCTCACCGATCTGGCTAAGGACATTGGCTTCGTGGGCACTGACATGAGTGCTCTGAAGAAAGATGTTCAGGATGCTGGTTTCAGGGTGGCTGGGCCAGGGTGGATCTCGGTGAATGCTGACAAGGATGAAGACCCTTTGAGCTGAATAATATGAACACACCACCGAAGTCTCTTGAAAGTGACCTAATTGATTTTTTCCGTGGGGGGGGGGTGCTGCGTGTTTGTCAGTAGATGAACACCAAAACCTTTCTCTCACTGTGTTCAATGACCAACAGGTTGAAGCAGCAATAGCCACTATTGAGGCTTCTTCCAGCACCACTCAGGAAACTCCACCCCTGTGATGTCCATTGCTTCTACAGGCATGTGTACGGCCACTTTGTTGTAGCAGCCACATGCTTTGCAGCTCTCCAGTTTGCCATCACTCTCAGTGGGTGGTGGCATTCCGACACGTTCGGCAAGCCACTTGATGGCACCACGGCAGCCCCAGCACCCGTCCACACGGACATTCTGGGGGCATCCTGCACAGATGGCAGCACGACGGTCTGATTCTTCCTTGGGCACCCATTGCCCACCACCCTCAAGCCATTTCTTGGCCGTGTTGGCGAACCGCCAGATGTCATCAAGGGTGATGTAACGCTCAATCTCGCCCACTTCAAAGCAGTCAAGACTCGGGTTCTGCTGGCACAACTGATCTTTGATCATTTCCTCCCACAGAGGTGGTGGCTCAATCTCATTGGCAATCCATGCTCTACGCACTCGGTCGAGCACGGCACCGAGGTGGTTGTCATGGATCACCACACCCGTTTCTGGATCGGTGTATTTCCACCCACCTTGGGGCATCATGTGTTCGTGGCGTGGTGCTTTCATGGCTGTGCTTCTGGTGGTGCTGCAAGGGCAGCACGTTCTGCCCGATCACGGGCAACATCTGAGAGTTTGCCGAGCATGTCTTTGGCTGCTTCGTGCTTCATGTTGTTGAGTCGGTCTCCGTGCTTGAGGACCAACTGACGATAATTCTCCCCGACGATGGACACAAACCGTTTCTGCTCGGCATCGGTCATTTCGCGTGAGCGTCTGCCTTTGCCCACACGGCGGTTGCCAGGGTCTGCTGGTGTGAGCCACAAGCCGTTGCTGCCCATCTGGCCAAGGAGTTGGTATTCCCGTGCTTCAGGTTGTGCCTGATACTCACGGCTCCATGGAGAACGATCAACCTCAACCTGCTTGCCAAAGATGTCGAGCAATGGGCCACCGACGTAGCGCCGGTAATATGGCACTTCTTTGGCGAAGTTTTCCCATCCCTCGTATTTGCGCAGGTTGCCGTCACCGATGCCACCAAGTGTTCCGAATGCACCAAGGTCAACTTCTTTCAGGACTCGTGGGATAAACCCACCAGCAAAGTTACCAAACACCCGTGACAGCTTTTTCGTGGCTGCGTCCACAGGATCTCGGGAATGGATATTCCCACCAAAAATCTCCATGAGTTGGGATAGCGCTGTGGTATCAGCAAATGATGTTCCTGCTGCCCATGCTGCTGTAGCCGCAACCTCTGAGTCTGTTATCTTTTCCCAATCTTCGGGGGCATATTTGATTCGATCAGACATAGCCCCGACAGCAGCAAATAGACTTGATACTGGCCAGTTGGCGTAGTTGAAAGTGTTCCCCATTATGTGGAATGAGTTCTGTTTCAAACCTGCTGCCATGAGTTGCTTGATCTTGGCTGCTGACAACCCAGCCCATGAGCCTTCGATGCCCCAGCCGCGCTTTTCATCGTCTGGCTCATCCGCGATGGACTTCAAAAGAGAGATACCCACCATGGCAAGCACAGCACTGATGACTTGGTTTTTGATGATGGCCTGATTCTTCATCTGACCGGCGTAGTCCTTCTCGTAGAGTCGGGCCAAGCCGATCATGGGGATAAACCCAAGGGTTTGGTTGAGCTTGTTGCCTGCGAACCGAGCAAACCGCAGACCACCAAGATTGAGCATCTGGTGCGTGGCGAAATGGTAGAGGACAGCAATGAAACGCTGTATCTTCATGTTTACGAGGCCCACCTTCTCAGCCTTCAACATGTTCGTGTGCTTGACATATTTAGCCGATGCACTCTCTGCTCTGTTTGCTGTACCCCTGACGAGTTTGTAAAATCCACCACCCATCCCCTCGGGATTGAGTGTCATAGCACCCTGTGCAGCCACAAAGTTGGCATCCTCAAGGACATTGGCATACTTGGTCAATTTGGCTTCTATCCAATCAATGGATTGCCGCGTGACGAGTGCCTGCTCTTGCCATGTTTGTGGTTTTTTGTCAGCCCACCATTTTGCCAAAACTTCTTTACGAGCGTTCGACAGATCAGTTTCACTCGCCACCCGCGCTTTTTCATAGGTCTTGCTGTTGAGGAACATCGCCACAGGCAACATGCCGTGACGTGTGATTGTAGAGTTGAACAAATCCCCTGCTGTGAGCATCTTCTCAAAGAAGTGCATGAACCGGCCCAACATCCGAGTGGCTGGGTTCTTGCTCTGTGTCATGCGCCAGCCGATGGACTGCGGGTTGTTGCGCCCGGTGTCGAAGAACTGCATGAACGCGGGATCAGAATCGGCCAACAGGTTCTTGTCACCAGTCCTGACATACTGCCAAGCCAACTGCACCGCACGGGGGTAGGACTCGAAGTAGTTGGTGAGGCTCTGCATGGCTGCCTCGGTGCCTTCTCCGCGCCTGCCTTGCAGGTGTGCGTTGATGACTGTGGCTGCTGCATGCGTGAAGACCTCGAACCCACCAGATAGGAAGGCCATGCCAATGGTGAAGATGGTGCGAGGACCAGAGAGCACAGAAGTCACCCACCACGCTGACAGAATCTCGGCTGTCGAGAGTCCAGTCTTACGGGCAATGATCTTCACGATCTCATCGGTCTTGGCACGGCGGTCATGCACCGAGATGTTGGGTTCCTGAAGCTCTTTGGCCAGTGTTTCGAGCTTCTTGTTCTCGGCATCGGTCAGTTTCTCAAAGCCGAACTTCTCGGCAATGTCTTGTGCGATAATGTCATTGTTGAGTTCACCCCGATTGATGGCTTGGATGAACTTCGGGATGGCTCCCTTGACGGCTTGCTTGCCCTTCTCGGTGGCAAAACGACGCTTGAGCACGGCAGCCACCTTAGCTGCTGTGAGTTCTTCGCGCTTCGCTTCCCACCGTTTGGAGAACATGTCAGCGAGTTCCTGCTGCTCGGCTGGGTCGAGATTGGAGAGCACGGGGTCTTGCTTCATGTACTCCATCATCTGCTTGGCCTTGGCCTCTTGCGACTGTGGCGAGCCACTGAAGAGCTTTGTCCATGAGATGTTCTCAGGCAGCATTGGTGACTTGTCACCCGAACGCTTGTGCGCTTGATCCATGAGACGGTTGAACGTCTTGGCTTCTGCCGGTGAGAACACACCTGCTTTCTGGGCAGCACGACGGCGTTTATCCGACTTGGCCTTGGCTGCCTGAAGGTCTTCTACGAGCTGGTTGAACGCAGCGATGATGTAGGACTGGTTGCTATCCCAACGTGCAGGGTCAACATTGCCAACCTTCTCGACGGCTTGGTTGATCTTGTCCCGTGCTGCTTTGAGGGCACCTGCGGGGTCTGCCAGGATTTGAGCGTTGGTGTCGAATGTGGTGTCTGCCAACGCATCACGGAGCACGCTGAAAGCCTGCCCACGCGCCCACATGTGTGTGGGCACCTCGGATGCAATGCTGCCGAGTTGTTCTTTAACCAGATTCTCGATGTCGGCAGCCTCTTCTTCGGTCAGACCTTCCAAGCCCTCTGTGGCTCGTTTGGCGAGTTCGACACGGATCTGTTCACGGGCTTTCTCCCATGCTTCACGGATCAGTTGCTCGTTGTTGCGCACACGACCAAACGCATCAATGGCCTTCTCGCCCAACGACTCTGCCCCGGTGGTGTTCTTGGGCAGGTTGAGGTTGTCGGCAAGGATGCGTGTGATCTGACGAATGACGCTGTTGAGGTTCTTGCTCGGTGCCTTCTTGGGTGTGATGGCAGCACGGGTTTTGTTGACCAGCGAGTCCACAATGCTCTGCTCGAACTGGTTCCTGAGAGTGTCCTGTGAAGCCGTCAACGCTTCCACGGCTGTGGTGATGTCGGTGGGCACTCCAAGTTGCTCAGAGAGTCGGTTCACCAGTGTGGCAATGCGTCCAGCCTGTTGGCTGGTCTTGGCCTTCGGACCTTTGCCCATCATCTTCTTGGCTGCACTAGCAATGTCTTTTTGCCTTTTTGCAAAGATCACATCCAACTGCTCATCCGAGAGATTGTTCAACTCATCAAACCGAGCCTGTGTGATGGTTCCTTTGATAGACGGCTTTGCTTCTGATGCATTGGCTGCTGCCTTGGCTTTTCGGGCTGCTTTGATCTGCAAGATGACGCCAAGTTCTGTGATCCAATCCTTGAGATTTTGCCACAATGTCTTGCTCTCTCCATCCAGTGATTCTTCACCAGCACGGAAAGCAGCTTCTTCAGCATCTATGGCTTCCTCTTTTTGAATTGTGCGGTCGGACTCATCGAGGAGCTTTTTGATTTCATCGGCTTTGATGTCAGCATTATTCGCAGCAATTTGTCTGGCATTTTCCAGATATGCTTCTTTGGCCCCATCAAGCATGAACATGTCCCGATACCGTGGATGCCTGTGCAGGAATGCTGCAACACCCAAGCCACCACCCATACCAGAACGCTCTTCTTGGAAAATCTTGGTAGCGTTCGGGGCACCCCGTTGCATGGCCTCAGTGAGAAGCACATTCAGCAGAACAGGGTCTCTCTCATAACCGAGTTGCTTTTGAACCCCGTAGTTGGTGAGGGCATTCGGCAACTGATCCAAAGGCACACCAGCAGCCAGCAAAGCGTCAACAATTTGGACTGCTGTTTTGACTGTGTTCTCGTAATCCCTTTCTGTCTTGATGTAATCTGGTTGATCTACAATCTTGGCCTGATCAGAAACACTGTCTTTGCCAGATGCAAGTTGATCCACCCACACGGCTTGCTGCAATTTCCCAGCAACTTCGGGTTCCAAAGCTGACGTGAAATCATTGCTGCCCTGCCGATACGAAGCCATCACCGGCTCATCGTCCAACACCATGACAAACGACGCTGGAACGCCATTCTGTGAACGGACGCCATACTTCTCACCGTCAGCCTTCATCACGTCCACCGACTCAGCCGGTTCGACATAAGCCCCGTTGTCGTCATACAACGCTTGAACCTGCTGGCCAAACTCGGCCTCGGTGAGTTCTGGATGCACCTGCTTGGCATTGGCGAACAGATCGTCCAGCGACAACATGGTCGAGGGCTTGCCAACCGAGGCTGCCTGATAGACCTGTTGCATGTTCACCGGCACTGCCGGTGGCCCGTCACGCATGAGACGGACTGCCTTGGCCGTGTTGGCGAGAGTCTGGTCTAGTGGTGTGGTGTATTGGGGGCGGAGAGAAGCCTGTGGCTCCCTGCCGTTGAACATGACGATGGCGTCTTCTTTGGCAATGTTCTCGCTGGAATAAGGCTCTGTGGTTTTGCGCTGTTCAGGTGTAAAGTTTTGACGGGCTTGAACATCGCGGGACTCGATCTCACCAGATGTGCGACGGTATTTATCCATTGCCATTCGGTTGCGTGCAGGCTTTGTGATAGCATACCGACTATCATTGAGATCACGAATCTTAAAACTGATAGTGTTGAGCCTCATCGACTCTTTTTGGGCTTTTCCTACCCCTTTCATCGAATCTGGGAGGTTACGGAAAAACTCACCCAACTGGCGCTCTTCTTCTCTTAACTCAGCAATTTGGGCATCAATGTTGTCCACTGTGGCTTGGTCTTCTGCCGACAGTTTGAAATCATCACTATAAAGGAATTGAGACAAGTCTCCTCCCTCTGAGAAGTTCTCCTGCTTTTGAATCCAATGTTGGATTTCGTGCAACAGAGACGACATCTGTTCATCTTTCGAGTGTGTGGAGTTGATGGCAATCTTGTTAGAGATCGGGTCAAAATAGCCACCATGGTTAGGCTGCATGGCTTCCAGCACCAACCGGATGTTCTTAGCCGCTGGGTATGCTGCAAACAACTCGGGGTGACCCAGATGGTCTCCTATTGTGGTAATGATCCCCCCAGACACTGCATCTCGCAATGCATTGGCTGCATTAGCTTCATCCAACTGTGCTCTGTTAAACTCGGGGGTAAACCCTTCTTTTTTAGCCTTGATGGATTCAAACTTGGCGCGTGTGGACTCCAATTTTTCACGGGCTTCTCTCACCTTGGGGTTCTCCCGCACTTGCACCCCTTCATCAGGAATTTCCCAACGCATCTTGCCATCATACTTGCCGGGGAACCAGCCTGTGACAGCACGGATTTCCTCACTGGTCTTGCCCGCAGCAGCCATGGCCTTTGCAGTGTCCAATGAGTCGCGCATGAACTGAGTCGTTTCTGCCTTCTCACCAGCATAACTCGCTTTGACCACCTCAACCTTAATCGGCATCCCACTCCGCGTCTCCACGTTGTTCTCAGCCAGTTCAAGTGCCGTGCGCAGCAGTTTCGCCACGTCCTGCACGTCCTTCAACGTGACTTCGCGGCTCTTGCCACTGAGCTTGCGCCAGATCGCTGCCAAGATGTCCCACAGTTGCTTGAGTGGCCCTGACTTCGGTGGTGACTTCAGACGCTCGATCATCTTGGCCATGATCTCTTCCAACAGGAACTCGCGTGAGTCCACATTGGTGCGCCAGTCGGCTCCCGATCCATACTCTTCAGCCTTGGCGTCCATCTCGCCTTCGTAGATGTTCTGAGCACCCCATTGGAACAGGGCACGACGAGTCGGCTTGTCGAGCGCGTAGAAGCCTCGATGAACGAGTGCTTCGTGTGTGATCACTCGTTGCACTGCTGCCTGTCCAGGGGTCGTGTCTTCCTGCTCGGCAGCCGAGGCAACGTCACCCTCATAGATGCCCACCTGATCGGTAAACACGAAAGCCCGTCCTGCTGAGAACAAACCTTCCAGCCTGTCGCCTTTGCTGCTCTCCAGAGCACGTTTGACCTGTGGGAACGACTTGCCCAGCTTCTCGTCAGCGAGGAAGTCATCCCGTGTGCCCACCCATGCCTTCTGCACACCGGGCACCTGCCCTTGCAGGTCAGTAGCACCATTGATCGCGTCCACCGCAGACACACCAGTCGAAAGCTCCGTGCCAAGGGTGCCACGAATGGACTTGATCGCCTCTGCTCGGGCTTGTTGGGCTGGTGATCCGCGTGCGAGTGAGAACCGGATGTCGTCTGATGGGCTGAGTGGCCCGAAAGCCAATCTCCCCTGTTCTGTCTCAGGAAGAATATAGACCACACCGCCAAATGGATATTTGGTAGCAGCCCAGTCCATCACCTTGTTATCAAGATTCATGCACCCCCAAGAGATGCGGTTATCAAGTGGTGTCTCAGTGGCTATTCGTTGACCACGCTTTTCAGAAGGGTTGTGCAAGGCGAGACGATGGATAGCGACCTGAGAGGCTTCACCCGTCTCAGAGTCCTTCATATCTGTCCCTAGCACTGACAGGACTGGCCCATATGTGTTATCAACCTCTGCCGACATCTCAAAGCGTCCAGATGGAGTGACACGGCCAGAATCATCTTTCCCAAGAACATCTCCAACATTCTTACCGACTAGAACCGGAGCCTTCTTTAAAAGTGATCCATTCTCATCAAAGAAATACATCGTGGCTCCGACTTTATCAGTGACGATAAAAGGATACCCCTTTGTGTCTCCGGTATCCAAAACCCATTGAGCCGTTTTTAGTGCATCTGGTGAGATGGTTTTGCCACGTGCATTGACCCTTGGCTTTGCATTCCACGCAATTGTGCCAGCACCCATTGGTTTGGATGCGGCAGGCATGTTGATCTGCATGTTTGGCAATCCACCAAACTGAGGTCTGGCTGGCTTACCCGTCAGGATGGATGAGATGGGTATTGGGGCGGGCTTGAACTGATTGCTGACTGTCGCGTCAGAAGTATGAACCATTGATAGCCCAATCGCAGAGGCAAATAACACCTTGGCAGTGTTGGCTATTTTCTGGAATAGCTCGATGAGCTTTTTGGATGCCTCTTTAGCGCCAGCCATCCAATCAGCCATGCGCTTCTTGAAGAGTTCACGGCTACTGTCCCATGATGCTTTGCCAAGGGCACTAGCAGCAGTCTTTTTATCTTCATCAGTCAGTGATGAATCAACCATTTCATCCGTAACAGGATTCAGGTTTGTATCGTTGTTGATGTCCGCTTTTTCTAACGGCACCTCTGGCGATGTTTGTGTCTCACCGATTGCCTGTAACTCGCGTCGTGGCACCTGCACCACTTCACTGGACTCCAGAGTGACCTCAGACACGGCTTCGCCAGCCCCGTTGCGTCCTGCGTTGGTCTTGGTGAGCACGCCTTCGCGCATGGTGCCGTCCTCGGCCTGCCACGTCACGAACTCACCTTGGGCAACAGGTGCCTTGCTGTCGGTGATCGGTTTTTCCTCTCCACGCTGGGCTTTTTCTTCACCGATGGCTTCACGCTCGCGCTGACGTGCCTGTGAAGCCACGGTCTCAGGGGCTGTGGACTCCTGCAAGTTGGTTGCGTTATCGGCAGCAGGCTTGATTTTACCCTTACGACGCTGAGAATCCAAAAATGACTTCTCTTCAAAGCCGAGTATTTGCCCCGGTCTTTTCAGATACGCTTTTGCTTCTTCAACTGACATTCCACCAGAACTGACTTCAACCTCTTTATCGCTTCCAACAGACTTGGGTGGTTGGGGTTTAGTGGCGGATTCCTTTGTGCTGCTAGTCTCGCTAACTTTTTGATATTCATCGGATGCTATTTGAATTGCTACTTGGTTTGCTGTTTCAATATCAGGCTGCCCCAAAGCCGTTGCCTCACGAGCACCATTGGTGGTTTTTTGAATGTAAAAAGTGCCATCTGGAGAAGCCTGAATAGCATAACGAACGCCATCAATAACACCCACCCCAGAGAAAGATAGATCATCTGCCAAACGCTTGATCTTTTTTGCCTCTTCCTGTGTCAACGGCTGGGCTTGCTGTTTGTTTCCTTCCTTCATCCCAGCACCAATGTCGCCACTTTCAACAGGGGTCAAATTGTTTGTTACACTTTCTGTATCCACGCCACGGGCACCATGAGCCATTGGTTCTGTATTTGACAATGGCTTATTGTCAGGCACATTTTCATCGGTAACGTCAGGGATCGACCCCTCTGGCGGAGTTCGCGACTCACCTGCAAATGCATCGCTGCCACCCTGTTCTAGCGGGGTGGCAGCATCGTTGGTGGTAACGGCTTGGGGAGATTGTTGTGATTGTCGAAGCCCAATCTCTTGGGAAAGCATTTTGGCCTCATCAGCCCAAACTGGTGCCATCGGATTCCCCAACTCTTGTGAACGGGTGTCCGCATTTTGCCATCTGGCCTGCAATTCGTCGTCAGAGAAATGGGCCAGTCGTGAATTGTTTGTCGCCTTGACTTCCTGTTCAGCGGGTGCTTCATTTGTCACCTCACGCGCTGCCCCCGGCTCCTGAACAACTGGCTCTGTGGTTCCTGTTTCCGCCACTTTGTCAGCCTCTGGGGTGGGGGCAGCCGCGTTTTCCACAATGGCTTCAGCCATCAATGGCGAGTCCGCTTCCACGGCTTGCTGGGCTGCTTGAGCACTCAGGGCATCAGACTCCGCAGTGACCTCGGCAACCGTGCGACCGAGGCCAGCCGAGTTCACGGGAGTTCTCTGTTGCTCGGCAGGTGTTGTTTCTGTGGCAGCCTTGTCACTTTTCGAGAAGACTTCGCCAGCACCACCGAGAATGCCCACTTGCAGGGCAAGCTCTGGAGCCTTGGCCAAGAACTCATCGACCACCTGTGAGACAGGCTTGTCAGGGTTGGTCAAACTGGCTTCAATGATCTGGCTGGCTTGTTCGTCAGGCAGTTCTTCGATAATTTCTTTGAGCGGGCCGGTCAGCAGCACGGACTTGAGTTTGCTGCGAGCTGCGTTTGCCCCACCTGTGCGCAAGATGGCTTCAACTCCAGACTTGCCACCCATTGCCGTCATGCCTGCTGTGATCGCTCCTGATAGCAACGCGGCACCACGGGACGAACTCAATGCCTCTTCAGGGGTTTTCCCCTGCTCGATCATGGCATTATAAGTGGTCGGGAACTGGGCACCTGCTGTCTGGGCACCTGCTGCCAACGCGGCTGCGGTGAGACTGCCACCTGTGAGCACCCCAGCACCGATGGCTGGTGCCATGCCAACGCCCATGCGTGAGATGCCACCAACCGTGGTGGCCCCTGTGGCTTCATTGTCTCCTTCGAGCTTCTGCACATCCGAGATCGTCTGATTGCCTTCTTCGACTTGGCCTGCTTGTTTTGCCAATGTATCGCTGCCTGTGGTCATGGCTGCCAACCCGATGCCTTGTGAGGCCACGTCAGCACCACCTTGGACGGCACCTGTGGCAATCGCGCTCAACAGCTTTTGGTAAGCCGGACGGTCCTTCATGACACGCAAGTAATCGAGCACTTTGGCTTCAGGTGGTTTGGCACGCACCTCGGCAGGCTGTGTGGATTCCCACTTGGGGAAAGTCATCATGCCAGGGAGAGGTGCTTCGTCACCAGCAATCGTGAATGCTCTCAGAGCATCTTTGGCAAACTTGTCACGCCGATTGTTGAACTCAGCCAATGCCAGCAACTTCGACTCGGCTGGTGCATCGGTGGACTGGACGGCTTTGCGGTATGCCTCTTTATCGAGTGTGAGTGTGGGGTCAGTGTAGATGTCTCCACCGAGCACGGCCACGGGAATCTCGCCTCGAATGGCTGCCCGTGCTTCCTTGGCCTGTCTCTCCACATCAGGGGCGAACCGGCCTCGGATTGTGTCAACTGTCTGCTTCTGAGTGCCCACACTGCCGTCAAGCATTTTGGCCCCCTCCCCAACGTAGGTGTCCATGGCCATGGCTGCACGACGGTTGTTTTCAACGTCATTCAGCCTGAATTGCTCGGTCTCCAACTCATCATAGTCCTTCAAAGCCTTCTGCTGGCTTTCGGTGCGAGTCTTTAACCCTTGGTCGAACTCTTTGACAGCCTGTTCTGGTGTCACCTGCTCACCGAGCAACTGACGACGTTTGGCCTGCCCAGATGCCAAGAAACCACGCATTCCTGCGCTGTCCATTTGCTCGGGGTCGAGATCATTGTGGAACCCTTCAACCGTGGCTTGGTGCCAATTGTCGAACAGGTTTGCTTTATCCGTGGGAGCCAGATTCGAGAAATCTGGATCTGCTTCAACTTCTTCCCATGGACTCATGGCTTTTTAGGTTTGAGGATTCCGTATTTTTGAGCCAGCCGTTCTGCTGGTGTCAGTGTTGTATCTACAGCCGGTGCCACTGGCACGGCTTCACCTGTTGTTGGTGCTTTAGGCATGATGTCAATGCCAAAGCCTTTCATCCTTTCAAGGTAGGCTTTGACTTCCTCATCGGTAAGACCGTCAGCCAACATTTTGTTCATGGTGTCGAACACCTTGTCAGCACGAGGATCACCACCTGTGACACTTCTCTTGTACTGCTGCTTCAACAGTGCAGCACGCTCGGGTGTCAATGGGCCAGCCTTCTCAATCTCTGCCAGTGGTACACCAGCGTCGATGAGACTGACACGGTGCTCACGTTCTTGGTGACGGGCACGGGCATGGTCATCAGCTTGGTTGACATTGCCGAACTTCTGAAAAGCCTCATCAAAGTCAGCACGTTCTTCTGGGGTCTTGAGCAACTTCCTGAAGCTCGGTGCTAACGTCTGCTGGGCTGGTGCAATGGCCTTGACCTGTTGCATGTAATTGCCGAAGCTCGGTGACTGTGCGAGAGCGGGAAACTGCTGGATGACCTGATCCATTGGCACCCCTTGGGCAATAGCCTCGTTGGCCTGATCTTCCACATCTTCAATCTGTTCCAACCGTGCTACTTTGCGTTGGGATTGTTGACGCTCAGCTTGCTTGTCTTCCAACTGCTGGTTGATCAAGTCTTCTTGGAGCACCAGATTGTCCTGCTGCCGTGCATAATCATTGTAGCCAAGACTGTTGCGCTCTTCTTCAGAGGGTCGGAACGTGCGGAAGAACGACTTGGCCTCGGGGTTTTGGTAAGGGCGCAAGACACGATCAGCCCCAAAGCCGAACTCACGCATTGCTGGACTGGTTTTTGGTGCTGGCATGGTGGTGTTAGTAGTCGGCTCCCGTCCAGCCGTAGTAGCCAGCCACACCCCACCGTTGTACGTTGGTTGGTGTGCTTGCACCAGCACGGAATGACCGAGCTTCATTGTTAAGCCAGAAGAGAGCACGTTCAAACTTCATCTCTGCTTTTTCGTCATCGGATGAGTTCAAGTATTTCAGGTGCCAGAACCCCTCACGAAGAGCACCGATGTTGCCGGGGATCACCCAATCCGTCTCAGCGACCATCTTGCGGAACCGGCGCTGGCACAGAATGCGAATGGTCTTCTCAGCTACACCAGTCTGGTATCGAGAGTAAATCGGGATGGTCTCCCACGGCAAATACTGCCCAATCTGAGTGGGTGTGCCTGACACCAAGTATGAAAGTGTCCAAGATCCAACCAAGTTGGCTGGTGCTTGGATGCCTGTGACCTTGGAGAAAAGCTGAGAAGTGGTCGATGGGGTATCAACAGAAGGGTTCACACTTGTCACGCTGATGCCTTCCACCCCTGTAGAGTCAAAGATGGGCTGGTTGGAACCATTCTGGCCAAACAGACGAAAGACCTTCCCAGCATCCGTTGCATTGGACAATGTGATGCGGAGATTGCCTGTTGTGCCTTCGGGGATGTCTGTCTGGGTGACAAAACCATCCCCCAACTCCATCAGAATACCGGGCCAACTGAGGGTGTCCTTCAGGTTGCCAGGACCATTCTCTTGGTAGCCGTGGAACTGGGTGAATGTCATGGCTGGGCAACGGTTGTACGTCATCGCCATGACCGAGAACGCTTCTGGTGGCAGTGTGATGTATCCTGCCGACGAGTCGAACGTGACATTGACCACAGACCCCTTCCATTTTCCGCTCTGGATGAGCTTGGAGCAAATCTCGTTGAGCATGTACAAGAACGTCACGCTGTTCCGATCACTCGGGTCAGCCAGTTCCCACAACTGGTCTCTTGCTTCGGCTACTGTTGTGGCGGTGTTCATACCCGTGATTTGCCACCACCAGTCATTTTACCACCTCGGGCAATCTTGCGGTATTGTTCAGCGTCATCCTGACCAAGAGGAACCTTGCTGGGGTTGAAAAAGTTTTTGCCAGCCCGTGCTGCGTCTGGGCCATACTTGGTTGCCTGCACAGCGCTCTGGTCAGCAGCCCACTGTCTCATTGGGACTGTTTTACCAGTCAACGGGTCTGTCATGGTGCCACCGGGCTTGGCTGCGCTGCCATCTGGTGTGAGTGTGGCTGTAGCCGTGCCGTATGGGTTGATCTTCTCAGCACGGATGGGGCGCATGTTCATCTCATCCGCGTTCGGCCCTGCGTTGGGGTCTGTGAACCGAACTGGAGCTTCACCCTTGGCGAAGTCGCGTTCAGCACGCATCTCTTCGGCACGCGGGCCAAAGCGCTCACGGGCATACGGTGACGTGCCTGTGCCGTCGTCCTCTTTGGAAGATTCCACAATGGTGCCATCATAAATCATCCAGCTACCCCTGTTGTTTACATCATTGTTAAACTTTTCACGCACGCTGTCGAACTCACCGGCTGCCTTGGCATTCTCGATATTACCCGCACGCGAGAAATAGGGGTTCGCTGCTGCACGGGTTGGTTTTGTTGCTGGTGCGGGGGAGCCATCGCCTGACCCATCATCTGGCATCTCGGGCATCTGACCGTCACCAGCCTCAAGTTTGCTGGCAGCAGCTTTGTCAGCCCACCGTTGTTGGTCGGGGGTCGGACCTTGGGGTCGAGCATATGGGTTCTGGTCTGACCGAGAAGAGTATCCACGGTTTTTCCACGTATCCGCCATGCGTTGGCCGTCTTTGCTGATGAGAACACCAGACTTTCGAGCTTCCTGTGCAGCCTCATCAATGGCTTCGCGTGAACCGTCGTAGTTCTGACGGAGATAATGTTCATTGAGGCCACCGAAGCTGCGAGATGGACCTTGCTTTTGGGAGTAACCTTTGATCTTATGTTGCCCGAGGGCATTGACTTCTCGACCTCTGGAATCCACAGACCACTGATTGTAGGGATTAAATTGTTGGGATCGTGAGTAAGCCATAAACGCGATTGTCTATCATGGTGTGCTCTTGACAATCGCAAACACCTGATGTGTCAAGGCGACTTATTGCTAATTCACCCGTTCCTCACAAACAACACCCTTTCATTGGTGGCGAGCTTGGCAAACTCACGCCAGCGAACGGCATTGTGTTCAAAACTGATTGAGGCCATGAAGTTCAGAGCCTCACGGAAATTGGCATTGATGGTAATGGCACTCATGCATGTGGCTCGGGCATCGTCGCCCCTTCCCATCTTCCAGAATATCCTAGCCACATACAACAGTGCATCCGCCTTCTCTGCTAGGAAGGTGCTGCAACCAATGTACTTGGCGAACATATTCAAGGCTTCGGTGTACATCGCCTTGTACATGTACTCTCTGGCAAGGTAGTACATGGTCCTCGGCTTGGTGGGGTCTTCTGCGTGTTCTTTTTTGAGGATGCGCAAGTCGATGTCTTTGTCCACATCGTGGTTGGGGGATCTCCCAATGTACATGGTTGCCACGGGTGAACCAAAAGTGCTCTCTGATAGGACTTCATGCACACGTCCTTCAAAAACAGGGCCACCCACACGGGCCACACGGGTCAACTCATAACTGTTGGTCGTGCCATCATGAATCATGATCACACTCATCACGTTGTTTTTGCAGTTTTCAGCAGCCTCCCTGATGGACTGGATGCCCCCAACACCGAGCCAGTCGTCTGCGTCAATGATCAGAACCCAGTCACCTGTGCAAAGGCTCAAAGAGAAGTTCCTTGCTGCTGAGAAGTCGTCACACCAAGCAAAATCTCCTTCTGACAGCACCACATTGTTCAAACTGAGTGCGCGAATGACATTGCATGTGGCATCAGTGCTCCCTGTGTCCACCACCACAATCTCATCGGCGTCAGCCACCGAACGAAGGCATCTTGTGATGCACTGCTCTTCGTTCTTGACGATCATGGCGACAGAAATCTTCATGCGGTTTGCTCGCTCCAGAACACCTTGCTACGCTCCATCTGTTCACGTGTCTGAGGCACAAACCTACGACCGATGAAACCTTTACGGATGCCACCAACAAGCACGTGATCAGACTCATTGGGCGTGATGACAATGCCGTCAACGATGCGAGCACTGACACCGATGGCACACAGAGTGCTCTCTTCGATAACTGACAAGAAAAGGTCATCAACACGGCAGCCACTTTTAACCACGTCCATGAGCCACGTTTCAGGCATTTCTGGGCATACCACGCGCACGATTTCGCCGGGGTGCCTGCCAAACAAAATGGCCCCTTTGTCGCCAGTTGGTCCTGTGTCACCCGTTGCTCCTGTCGCCCCAGTATCACCTGTTGCTCCTGTCGCCCCAGTATCACCGGTTGGGCCGGTCGGTCCTGTGTCACCTGATCCAGCAGGGCCAGTGTCACCAGTAGGCCCAGTCGGGCCGGTATCACCCGTGGGGCCAGTAGGCCCAGTCGGGCCGGTATCACCAACAGTTGCTCCTGTCGGTCCAGTCGGGCCAGTGTCACCAGTCGGTCCCGTTGGCCCTGTGTCACCGGTATTGCCTGCGTCCCCAGTTGGGCCAGTATCACCGGTCGGTCCAGTTGGGCCTGCAATGCTCGCTCCTGTGGCCCCAGTTGGGCCAGTCGGCCCTGTGGGTCCAGTCACACCACCCGTACCCGGTGCCCCTGGCGTTCCCGGCCCACCGTCTGAACTTGTTGTCACCACAGGGCTAACCTGCTGCCCGACCATGGTACTACCTGTGTTGGGGTCACGGTAAGTCTGAACATTGTCCTGACCCCATACCCACGGCTGACTGAAAAAGGGAGTATCCCCTTTAAAATCTCCGTTCTGTGTGGTCATTGGCATCAGTTCTCAATGGATTGTGGTCGGAATGGCGGGATGATGGTGATACGCTCACGCAGGTACAGACCATTGACCGGTTGACACTGATCTGACAATATGAATGTGGCCCAGTCAAGGAAGTTGGTGGCAGGGAAGACCTGTCGGGTGATGTTCCCTTTGGTCGGCACATCGACGGTGCCCTGCCCCTCGACCACAAAGGCTCCCGGCACATTCTCATCAAGAATCACCTTGGAATGAAGGCACTTCGGGAACGAAATGGTCATGCCAAGGTAGTGCCCGCTGATCTCAGTAGGGATCGGCTGCGGGTGGATCAACGCCTGACCGTCAAACGGTGTTGGGGCGAGGAACTGTTCAATCTTGATGACACTCTCGACGCTCGGTGTGGGCCGATACTTGTAGCGGGGGAAATACCGTGGAGCAGAAATGGTTGATGATCCTGTGTTGACTGTCTGTGGGAAGGCATCAGTCCTGACGATTTTGAGCAATTCCAGCACCGGAGGCCACGGGTAATACCGTGTCGAGTATGACGTGCGAAACGGGGTGTTCTTCTCTGCTGCTGTCTTGGGCTTGCCGAAGTGCAGCCAGATGTCATTGCCTTCCTGTGACGAACTGGTGAACACATACTCGCCAAACCCACACTCGTTCACCCGTGGGTTGGTGATGTTCTTGTTGATCCTGTTGTAAGCCATCCCGAGGGTTGGCATGCTGAGAGGATTCAACTGGTTGGCGTCCACCTTGCATTTGATGGACACCTCAGAGGGGTTCGGTGTAACCTCAGTGACAAAGTTAAGCTCTGAGGCCATGGGTTAGAGGGATGGTGCCACGTTACAGAACCCGATCACGTCGTACTTGCGATAGTAGAGTGTCAGGGTTGGCCCGAGGACGGCATCAGTGGTGCAATCGAATGCCCACAGGGACTCCAACCACGTGGCCTGTCGCAGATCCTCGTGGGCAACCTCATCGCTTTGCTCACCAGTCGTGACAGTACCTGTGGTATCGACATCCACAATGGACGGGGTGGGTGGACCTATCGTGCCAGTGTTGGTTGTGACTGAGTTTGACGTTACACTAGAATTTACACCGGGACCGGAATACACCACAGACGCACTGGTGATGTTGCTAGAGAAGATGTCACGGTACCAACCTGAGTCGATCTTCAGCAGCTTCATGTCCGCGTCTGTAACAGCGGTGATGGTCAATGTCAGGCTGGCAATGGTGGCAGTAGCGACTGCTGACATGACGAACACCGTGCCCGAAGTAATTGCAGTTACAGTAGCCCCAGTTGGGATGCCTGAGCCGAATACAGATGCGCCGGGACGGATGGTTGCCGTGGATGTGACAGTCACATTAGCACTGCCATTGGTGATGGCTGACAGGGTGTGTTGTGTTGCTGTGCCTGCGGTATCTATGCTGCGAACAGCGGTCACACCAGACATTGGTGTGGTGCGTCCATCACGCAGGGTTATAAACAAGTCCATAAAGTGGACTGTGCCTTCAGCGCGGGGGCTGGTAAAGCGACGAGGTTACATATTTAGAAAATCACCTTGACTCAGTTGTGGAAATAATCGCCTCCATTGCTTTCGTGTTGTTGGTCTGGGGTCATTTCCATAATTCTTTTTGTCGTTGATCAATCTGCTCTATTTTGTCAGCCACCTTTCCACGACAGCTTCGGCACCAATCACGGAAAGACGGTTCTGCGATTATTGGTGGGTTCTGTTGAGCATGAATGTGGATGGTCCTGCTCAAGCCACAACAAGGGCATGTGGGGATCAAGAGAAGGTCATCAGGCTCGTCATACCTCATCCGTGGCAAACGCATCTGCACAGAGCATGGGTGCATTTCAAAATAACCTTTTATTAGTGGGTGTATATCACCACATTGTAGATTTTGATTCATAAATCTAGGAATGTAAAAGCTGTGATGTGACAACCCGCCCACACCATGTGAAAGTGGTTGCTGTGGTGTAACGCACTGGGATGGACTTTATCTTGAACTGCCAGCCTCCTTCAATGTACCCAGCTCGTTGAGACCCGTGCATGGTCTTGCGGTCAAACGGCTGTGCCGGATCACCTTCAAACATCTTGAACTTGCGCACGGGTTTATCCCCAATCGTGTCCATCACAGCACCCAGTGTGGTGATGAGGATGCTCGGTGGTGTGTGCATCATGGTCTGAACAATACCCCCGCCAGAAGTGGTTTTGATGGTGCATTCATGCAGCACAAACACATACAGATAATCACGACCCACCGTGGCAAGCTCTTTGTCGGCACGCCACTTGTAGAGCAGACCAGTTCGACTCTTGCCGATGCTTTTGATCTCAACGGGTTTGCCGCCCCATGTTGCATCAGAACACATCTTTTTCCGGCCATCAACGTGCAGACGCTCCATGCCAAGAGCACGGCAGGCAAACTCTTCAGCCACCTCACCAATGGCGTTGCGCACGGCAGCAGGTTTGCCCGTTGTCCGGTCATAAGTGCTCATCATGTCGAACAAGAATTTCATGAGTCTTTAAAATGCCTCCCCCTCTGCTGGTGGCGTGTACTCCAAGTCCGAGTCATCTGCATCACTGGCTTCTTGCTTTGCTGCAACATGCCCACGGATCTTCGCATCCACGTACTTCTGCCTTCTCTCGACATTCCCTTTCGACACATTGGCAGAGCATGTCAGAACCCTTATGTTGCCGTCCTCGTAGCCGAGGTGGTTCTGGATGCGGTCGATGTGCAGGTGGTGCCGTTCACTGCCACTCTCATCAAGGTATTTGGTTGGCGCGATGACCTCGGTGAAGTGGGCCAGCGTCAATGTGAAGACGATCTTACGTTTGCGTGCGTGTGCCCTTATCAAGTCATAGGCTGCATGCACAGGGTTCTTGATCCTCCACAACTCTTTGCTGTGAGACCCGCACAACTGTGTGCTGTTGGGTCGGGTGTACAGATCACGCGGCTTTTTCCTGCAATACTTGACAGGACAGCAGCCGGGTTTTTTCGTTTTGCGAAGAGTGAGGTTCATGACCTAGAACACATCAGCCAACGGATCTGCCTCGCTCTCTTCACGGTCAGCAATGACACGCGACTTCGCCACCAGTCGGGTAGCTTCACGCTCGGCCACCACGTACTTGATGGCGAGAAGGGCTTCCCTGGTGACGGTCTGCTTGGCCTTTCTCCTATTATTTATGCACTCGTAGCGCACACCGAGAGCTTCGGACAACTCGTTGTATGTCATCCCTGACTTGGCGATGAACTGATTATATTCCGCAACCATGACAGGTTGCTGTGAGAGGACGGGGTTGGGTTTCTTCATGGTTTAGATTTTCGTGGTTGGCACTTGGGGCAAGGCTGGGTCAACTTGGTATTCCCATTGATGAGGATGACCTTCTTGCCGTAGCAGTGAGGACATGTCTTGGTGTGACTCATATCGGCAACGTAGGGTGCTCTGACATTCTCACCTGCTCGGCCAGCGCGAACTCATTGATCAGCGCTGCCATGCGGCCCTGCCACTCGTCGGGCATCTGGCGCATCTTTTCCAGTGTGGGTTCTGTGGCCCACATCGGGTCATAGAAGGCGCGTGTCAGTGAGTCTCTTCCTGGTGTCTTGTCGTCGTCTGGTGTGGATGGTGAAGGCATACTGGGTGTCTAGTTGGGTTATGATGTAATGTCAATACTATTTGTGTGATTCACTGTCTTTGTTCATCTTCTCCAGACCTTCGACAAACTGTTGATATGTCTTGGGGTGCATGACGAGTTTGCCGTTGAACTCATAGATCAGAGGGCTGGGCTTATAGACGAAACTTTGGAGTGGTCTCCATGGGAGCGTGAAAAGCCGCTCACGCCATGACCGTGTTACCTTGGTGGTCATGTTCGGATCAAGGACAACGGATTGTGGGAGGATCATGATTTGAAGAATGGTTGTTCTTTGATTGCTTCCACCATACCAGCATATCCTTCATTCCATTTCTCCCACCCCAGACTATTCTCTGGGTACGGGTTCTCGTGCAGGTCGGCAGCATCAGACACATCTTCATCGTCAAGCGCAGCTTCTGCTCCTTGCCCTTGTGGGCTTGTTGCACTCACGCCGCCACCCCCCGTCCTGCAAAAGCAAGTGCCTTCTCCAGCTCGTCCCGTGAGGTCGTCATGCTGGCCAACCACCCTGGCCGTGTGGTCGAGGGCTGAATGCAATGGACGACGGGTGGAATCTCTGACGCCTTGCCACGCTTGGCCTTGGCCATGTTGTCCATGGCCTTCTTCGGTGCATACCCCACTGCGAGGATCACGTCTGGCCTGTAGCGACCGATGAGACCCTTGACGTGCTCCACGTTGAAGTCAGACAGCCCTGCGTTGGCACCACCTGCCCGTGGAGGCACTGTGGACACTTGCTCGAAGATGACCGTGTGGCACTTGAAGAGTTCACCGAACACATTGCGAAGTCGTGTGCCTGTGATGTTACCTGTGCAGAACAGTTGTCTGTGGATGACCTCATGGCGACGGTCCTTGTGGTGCGAGAGCATCACATGCAGCATGGCTGGGTCTTGGGACCAATTGTTTGAGAGAAGGGTGAGGATGTTCATTTCAAAAGCATGTAAAAATAAAATGCAGCTGCTGCAATGATGGCAATCTGCACGGTGGCGTCTGGCCAGTTATCGACGGTGGATAAGATGATGTTCATGGGTGTTGAACCGTGGGCAGGGCTGCGGTTATGTCAAACTGTTTGTTACAGATTCTGTGATGAGGGGTTTATTCATCATCCTCTCTCGCGCCGATAACTCTGCAATCATAGAGGTGGTCATCATTGTTGTGATCACCATTCAATGGCATGGATTTGTCTTTGGCCTCTTCTTCACTCTCAGCCTGGACCTCGACGGTTTCGCTGTATTTGAAAATTTTCTTGATGGTGTAAATCATACGTTGTTGATGGGTTTGAGTTCACTCAGTGGCGCATAATACCGCATACACCCCTTGCGTCGGACGATGGCACCCTGAGAGTCAATGGCTGACACAATGACTTCACGGTCCACTTTACCCCATTTCATTCCTGCTGTGGTGACTTTCATTACCCGTGCTTCCTGTATTGCTCTCGTTGGGAGCTTTGTGGATCTCAGCCAATGTGGTTTCATGGAATCAGCTTTTTCGTTCTGAGATATGCAAAGCATCTCTGCTTGGGTGTGGCTGTGATCTGGTAAAAAGTGCCAATGCGGTTGATGTCTTTCTTCTCACGGGCTTCAGCCCCACAGATCATGATAAGATGCACCCAGTAATCCGTCTGGTCTTCTTCGGTCAAAAGAGTCTTCTCGAACTCTGTGCATGCATCAAGGGACTCGGGGTAATTGGGAATTTCTGCATATGTGGCTGCTCCACCATGGTGCTCGTCACAATACCATATCCGAACCCCGTTGGGGTCATCTTTGCCTTTGCGCGTGGTTCGCTTTAGAGGTTTGATCCTAAACTTCCCCAAACTCTCTGCGATCTTGATTCTGATTTCTTCGTTGGTGAGGTTCATGGCTTTTGTTCTTGTGATGTGTGATTAGTGTTCACTGTTGGCCGGTTATCCACAAGAGGAAATATTAATATGTGCTTTTGTGGTGCTGACACTAGGTGAAAACTGTGTGGTGGTATTACCTCATTATGACATAATAAAAGCCGAAAAATAGACCAAAAAATTCCAAGCAGGTGGACGATAGCTTCGCTCGCGCTTTTGCCCCTCCCACCATGGCCCCCGTGGTGGTCACTGCTCACGAGAGACAGACACTAGCAGCACACCAGCACACCAGCACACCAGCACACGAGAGACAGACACTAGCAGCACACCAGCACACGAGGGACAGACACTAGCAGCACACGAGGCTTAGCTGTCACAATATCTGTAATTACACTCAAACCGACTCACGTTTGGGCCCTTGTTTACCTCAGCAACTTTACACAATAACACGAAAGCCAAGTCCGCTACGTAGGTACTGCCCAGTAAAGACCGCTAAATGTCCATTATGGTATTTTCATTCTCATCATTGCGAGCCAGTGAGGCACCTGCAAACGCTTGGCAGTTGACGGTGATCGAGGTCTCCGGCTGCCAGCTTCCGGCAATTCGGGCAATGTCGGCGTACGCTTTGACGTGTGCAGGCTCTGTCGGGTGAAGCAGTGGTAAGAGAGCGCCTTCCTTGTCCAACGCGGATTTGAGGCCTTTCTGTGCAATCTGGAGCGCGAGCATGCGTGTGACCTGGGATTCGTCCGCAAAAGTGGCAACGATGGCCCCAACTGCCTTATTTTCGGCTTCAGAATCGTCTTTTATGTCATATTTGTGAGTTTCAGGCTCTTTTGTGATGAGTGCCTTTACATGCCTCGAAACTAGCCCCTGACCGCCAAGCGCTTTTCGCCGTAGTCCGTGAGCAACTGCCCATGTCTTATCCTCAGAACGTCTTTTCCTGATTGCCGTCTCTGCAATCTCATAGACTGCCGACAAGTCGCTGTCGCTCGTGCCTGAGATACTGGCCATACGTAAAGCGTCCCATGAAGCTCTAGAGAGCTGTGGTTCACCGATCTTCCGCTTGGGCTTTTCCATTGTCGTCGTGCTCATCCTTCAACGAATCACACTTTGCGCCACAAAGTCAAGCATGGAGCAAACACCGTAAAACGGTCACACCGTAAAACGGTCACACCGTAAAACGGTCACACCGTAAAACGGTCACACCGTAAAACGGTCACACCGTAAAACCTTGAATCTCGTCACACAGTAAAACCTCAAGCCCACACTTTGCGCCACAAAGTCAATCCCTGATAATATCTCATATGGCATTAAGTAGGTGGACAGAGTGACAGGACAGACAGGTTATTTTGGGTATCCATTCCCAGAACCCTTTCATTTTTTAGCCCCTGTACTTTTCACCCATTTTTACCATTGAATTTAAACAAATAACCTGTCCAACCTGTCACTTAACACTTATTAACAATTTCTCAAATATGACAGAACCCTTATAGAATAAAGGATTGGAGAGCTTTATAATATCATAAATGACATTAAGTAGGTGGCGGGTTAGGTGGACAGATCACTTGAGACAACCTGCCACCTGTCCATTTATTTTAATCAAACATTGAAAAAGAGCGCGATATAATATCAACTCTGCACAATTTGACTTTATGCCATGATTTCACGATCTCGCCCTCGCTGGCTTGCAGCTTGAAATAAAAAGCAAATAATAAAATAAAAAGATTGGACAAATAGAGAGAATTGTGATTTAATGTCATTCTATGAACTCAACCTCACACCGCTTTCAATTCTCAATCTTCGGCCTTGCAGCTACTTGCTGGATTCAAACCCCCGGCACTCCTGCGTACGTTGGATGGTATCTCGAACGCGACTTGTCCCCCGACCGTCTCTACATGCTCGATTACTCGGACTGCAATGGCAATGCTTGGAATGAGATGTCATTGCCCGATTTCCTGAACGCATTCGGACCTTGTGAGTCCGGCGACTTGCTCCTTTCTGACTTTCTCCCTGCTAACGCATAAACACAAACACACACACACACAATATGAAACTCACACTTGCAACTACCGGCTCGATCTCCCATGGAACTCTCAAGACTGAAGATTTGCTTTCGGCATTCTCTTCTGAGCTTGACTGGCAATTCCGCAGGAATGGCAATTACTTCTCACTGCCTGAAAACAGGGAAGATGGGCGCAAAATACATGATCTCTATGGAGAGTGCCAGGATCAATATGAGGAAGATGGTGAAACGCTAAAAGACTCGGACGTTGCTGACGAATTGATCGAAAGTCTTTCAAACGCGCTTGAACAGTTTGCACCTGCGTACTGCTACTTCGGAGCGCACGAAGGGGATGGTTCAGACTTTGGATTCTGGCCTTCTATGTCCGAGATTGAAGAGTTGCCAGTCTATGAGGACACAGACGCAGCAAAGGAAGCTGGAGAGGAAAACGATTTCCGAGTCGTCAACGATCATGGAAACGTCACGGTCTATTCTGCTGACGGTGTTGAGATTATCGGCATCGTCTAACCAAACAACTCGCAAGCAATAACTAACCACGTCCAACGAATCAACCAGACAACACTAAGACCATGAAACCATCACACTTTTTTATCTCAGAATCATCAGGTGACTTGCACGATACCCGCTCACCAGATTGGGCCGCAAAGCCGTTGCGCATACAATATCAACGTACGTACAGCGAGATCTCATCAGGCCGGGAACTTCGCGCAACTTTGCGCAATGGCGAATTTGCATGGCCAGGGGGTTACCCGCTCTACTTTGTCACATCAGACGGCGCGGCCTTGTCTTTTTCCACCGTGCGCGATAATCTGCGTTCTGTAATTGACTCTATCCGCAGCAATTCACGAGATGGATGGCGGGTAATCGGCTGTCAGGTGAACTGGGAGGACTCGGAGCTTTACGATGACCACACCAGCGTGCGCATTCCCTCGGCTTATGCTGAAGACTAAACACCAAGTTCAACCAGACAACACTTAAAACACGCTAACAATATGCAAATCGACATCACATCACTACTGGAAAAAGATCAATTCCCGCTCTCACACTCCCGCGCCGAAGGTGGGCAGAATGCAGGTCAGGAAACTTGGCAAGCGTCTCTTGAAGCTGCAAAGGAAACCCGATTACTTGACACGGAAGAAAAGTTGCAAGCTATGCGGGACTTTGCGCGGAGTTCTGGCGGGTGGACTGAAGAGGATATTGCTGCATGGAGCGACCAGGAGATCAATGCTTTGTTCCTGCAATGGGTAGCGGGTGATGTTCGCCAGTGTCCTGCCATTCTTGATGAAATTACTTTTGAGGAACGTGCCGACTCGCTAGACGAGATTGATTGGCAGGAATACGAGAAACAAGCCGAGTCTGGCAGGATCTCTGGCAGTCTCTCACGTGGAAACATTGAAGGAAGCGAGTCTTTCGCACGCGTCTTTTTCTACCTTGGCAACTAAACCCGCATTCATCGCACACACATCCTAAGATTCTCTAATAATTAACTTTGACAATTCAGCGCTCACCCATTACAGAAACAGTCACAGTGCCCATTGCATAAGCAGGGCAAACCAAATTTCCAGCCCATCCAAACGGCTGGCGACATCAGAACAAAAACAGAAAACAGCAGAACGAAACAAAGGACAAACCAAACAAACATTATGAAAACCGAATATGACACACAAGCAGAGCATTTTTTGACATCCAACGCGATTACATTTCGCGCCACACTCAGCGACACCAAGAAACCAGAATGGGACAATTACCAGCCAAAAAAGCCTTGCCCTGATTGCATCAAAAGCTCAGGTATTATCAAGCGTGAATATCCACTTGGACACCCGCAAACGATATGGGAAAAACAGCAGGGCAAAAATAACCCGATCTACACGCATTGCCCAACCTGCAAGCGTTCGGGTGAAGTGCCTGATCTTGAAGCGCGCACGCATGGGCGCCATTACAAGGTGACACTCCAGAAAGGAAATGGCAAGGCCCCCGGCATCCGTAATTTTGGAGATCCTAAAAAAGTGAACCGTCTCACGTTTGACTTTTGGTCAAGCATTGCAGATGCCAACAAAGGTATTAAGACCGTCAAACCGTACGACGTGCTCGCCAGCATCTCAAACGATGCGTACACACCTGATACGTTCAAAGACTTCTGTTCGGAATACGGCTACGACTCCGACAGCATCAAAGCAAACCAACTTTTTCGCCGTTGCTCTGCCTTTGCTAAAAAGCTGAGGGCATTCTTTACCGAGCCCGAGCTTGAGCAGTTGCAGGAGATCCAGTGACACCCGACACCGCGCCAAGGTCTTTTAACCATGGGCCTTGACGCGGCACGGATGGCACAAAGCCAGCCAAGCAAACCACACACACACACACACACCAAAGGATAAACCAACATTATGAAAACACTAGACACACGCGACTTGTACAAACGCCAACAGGAACTTGAAGACCTCAAGCAAACCGTTGAAATTGCAGCCGAGGAACTGGCAGAAGCAGAGCAGGGATTGACCGAGAAAAAAGGAGTTCTTGCAGCATTGGAGGAAACACCGGAAGACGAGATAACAGACGCAGCGCTGGAGATTGCCAGCGAAGAAGTGGCAGACGCAGAATCAGCCGTCTCAGATGCTCAAACCAATCTGGACGATGCAAAGATCCAGTTTGGCGAAGATGAGCAAACCGAGCTTGCAGAGCTTGACGAACTCGAAAGCGAAGTGGGCAGAGAATGGAAACACGGTGAGCAGTTGATTCCTGAAGACTATTTCGAGAATCATGCACGCGAGCTTGCTGTGGACCTTGGCAGCATCCCAGATGATGCAAAATGGCCATGCACCTGCATTGACTGGGAGCAAGCAGCCGAGGAACTGAAGCAGGATTACAGCCAAGCCGATTACCAGGGAACCACTTATTTCTTCCGCGCATGAGCAACAAAGTCTATCCACCTCCACGCCCCAAGCATTACCCAAAGGCCCGCGAAACCGACCGCCGACACCTTTGGGAACTCAGGCTCGCAGCCTCGCGCAAGAACAGATCCACCAACATGACCGAGCCACTCACTGACGCTGTGATTACTTGGAAACAGGAATAGCGGAAGCAGGGCAGAGTAAAACACACACCAAAAAATATGAAACGACCACCGATCACAAAAGGAAAATGGGCAGCCATTATCAACAATCCATTGTCAGTCCTTCAAGGGCACACAATCAAAGCAAAGGATGCCGCGCACACCCCAGTCGCAGAGGCTTTTAAGGGGCGCGGGGCATCACCCAAAGGACAAGCTGAGCAAATGGCAAATGCTAAAGCTATTGCTGCCCTCCCTAACCTGCTGGAAGCATTGGAGCAAATCCATACTTGGCTGGTTCAACCAGCTACGGACGGAGCAACATTGGAGTACATGCAGGCCACGGTTAAATCCTCCCTCAAAAAAGCCGGTTACATGTTCGACTAGAAGCAGGGTATCCCGTCTGCCCTTCCCCATCGCGGGGGAGGGTAGCAGGGAGATCCATTCTCCAAACAGAGAAACACCACAACACACAAAACCAAAAACAGGAGACACTAATATGAGCACAACGAACACATGGTACTCGAAAACGACAAACACCGGCAGCCCACACGAGCAAGGCTTGGTCATTGATGAGGCAACAGGCAAGAACATCGCCGTCACATATGACGCAAAGCACGCCCCACTTGTAGCGTCGGCACCGGAATTGCTCGTAGCCCTGGAACTCGTCGCACAATGTCCATACGGCTGTGCTGTCAGCTTCCGCATGATCCAAGACGCTGCACGCGCAGCCATTGCCAAGGCGACCACCTGAAACGCGCACAACAAACACAACAGAAGCATGGCAAACCAATTTTATGAAAACAGATCAAACTAAAGCCATTGAATACATTCACACAGCTTGCAAAGGTAAAACCCTGCAAGTTGTATTCCGCACAGAGAAAGACGGCAGTGTCACTGCATTGTTCCCCTACACGGTATCTTTCGAGTATGGGATTTCATTTTGCATAGGGATACGCCAAGGCACTTTGAAAAATGTGCAACCTTGGATAACTGAAGAAACAAAACCAGCCACGCCAGAGCAATATAAGCCTTTGCTGGATGAAATGCAAAAAGGAGGGGTGGTTGCCCAAGTGCTTCGCCGCATGCCGTCAGATGGTGATAAAACAAGGCACAAAATATGGGAGCAAATGAAGCAGGCATCATGGGGCTTCTGAGGTTGCAGCCCACAAGGTAGCAACAGCAAAGTTGGCATCTGGCTGGCTGCCGGATTGAGCAGGGCATCCGAGCACACAGTAATTATTTTAAACTAACAAATTGACATCCAGACAAACACAACACAGAATCAGTAATATGGAAACGAAACCAACAGAAGCAGGGCAGCCAACACCCACAGAAATCGTCAAGCACACGTTCAAAGGGACTGACATGAACCTACAATGCAGAGGCTTTCAGTTCGAGATCGGGAAAACTTACACCCATGAAGGCACAGTAAAAGCCTGTAACAGTGGGTTCCATGCGTGCGAAAACCCATTGGATGTGTTCAAATACTACCCACCAGGGACTTCACGGTTTTGGAAAACTGAGCAGTCTGGCTCGATTTGCACACATGACCAAGACAGCAAAATTGCCTCAGAATCTATCAACTTGAGAGCAGAGATTTTGCTGCCTGACTTTATCAAGTCTGCTTTTGACTGGGTTTTGTCCAATTGTGTGCCTGCGACAAGTAACCACGCTACAGGGGACCAGTCAGCGTCGTCCGCTACGGGGGACCGGTCAGCGTCGTCCGCTACGGGGAACCAGTCAGCGTCGTCCGCTACGGGGTACCAGTCAGCGTCGTCCGCTACGGGGTACCAGTCAGCGTCGTCCGCTACGGGGAACCAGTCAGCGTCGTCCGCTACGGGGTACCAGTCAGCGTCGTCCGCTACGGGGCACCAGTCAGCGTCGTCCGCTACGGGGAACCGGTCAGCGTCGTCCGCTACGGGGTACCAGTCAGCGTCGTCCGCTACGGGGAACCGGTCAGCGTCGTCCGCTACGGGGAACCAGTCAGCGTCGTCCGCTACAGGGGACCAGTCAGCGTCGTCCGCTACGGGGTACCAGTCAGCGTCGTCCGCTACGGGGTACCAGTCAGCGTCGTCCGCTACAGGGGACCAGTCAGCGTCGTCCGCTACGGGGTACCAGTCAGCGTCGTCCGCTACGGGGGACCAGTCAGCGTCGTCCGCTACGGGGAACCGGTCAGCGTCGTCCGCTACGGGGAATGACTCGGTTGCCTTGAACATTGGCATTTTGGGTAAAGCCAAAGCATCTGAGCATGGAGCCATTGTGGTGTGTAACCATGATAAACAAGGCAACTTGCGTCATATACGATCATCCAAGGTTGGGGAGAACGGTATTAAGCCAGACACTTTTTACATCCTCAATGACCTTGGCGAATTTGAAGAAGCACAAAGCTAACACCATGTCTAAGCCCCGTCTCAACATCAACTGGGAGCCCCAGCCATGGGGCACTCACAACAACATGCAAATTGCCCGTGCCCTGGGTTGCAGTGGCACACTGGTAAAGAATCACCGTGCGCAGCAAGCACCCGACACCAAGACACCACGGGGCAGGAGCGCTGTTGACCTAAGCGGGGCAGACTTCACGCAGCACAACATCGACATCGCTGAAGCGTTTGGATGTGATCCAAGCACCGTGCGTCAGTGGAGGCTCGACCACGACGTGCCCGCGAGCACGGCACCACGCCGTCCAGGCAGTGGCAGGCCGGTCAAGTATGACCACAGCAGGTTCAGACCCTCACGCAGTGCATCTGACAATGCGCGTGACATGGGGTGCTCTTACCAACTGGCTTGGTGGCTGCTGAAACAACACAAACAGAAAGGCACCAAGTGACCATCACCCCAGACTCCCTGATGACCTTTGGCAAGCACGCTGGCAAACCACTGCGCGAAGTGCCCAGAGCGTGGCTGAACTGGTGGCATTCGCAGAACAAAGCTCGGAGGGATGACCCACTTGTACAGTACATTGAGAGACCACTTTTAACTGACAACGAAGAACCAGCACCATGACACCACCCCCACCAAATTGGATCACCCACAAGCCAGGAGACCCGATGCCGTGCGAAGGTAACACCAAAGTCTTCGTCAAACTCTCCAACGGCATGGAAACAAAATCACCCATGAAAGCGAAGCAGTGGTTGTGGGACATTTGCAGTGCTGGCTCAGTCGTGGGCTGGAGATATGCGGAAACCACCATCTTTCACTCAAACTAGAAACCATGACCTCAAAATCCTATTTTTTAATCAGTGGTGCTCTGACTACCGAGCACAATGAACTGATGGGTGCAATATCCCCTAACTACGAAGGAGACCAAGAGGAATGTCGAGCCATACGAATCAAAGAAGTTAAAGACGCACAGCGCGAGCTTGATGCCCTTTACTCAGCACAAGTACCCACAACATGAGCAACATCTTTGAAACATGCTCCAGCAGGGCACCACAACGTGATCTCGTTGAAAGGCTTCTTGAGTCCTACTGCAACGAGCACCCCGAACTCAGGGAGATGTATCAGACAGACAACCTGACAAACCGGATCATGCAAGATTGTGCAATCAATGGGCACACACTTGGCACCATGCTTTTCCGTCTCGCTCAAGCCCAGCTAATAACCCGCAAAGAGATCGAAAGCAGGTACCTGCATTATGTCGAAATGCACCCAACCACCATCTTTAAAATCCCAACAACATGAAAGACCCAAAGACCATCCCATGTGCCATCACAATCAGCCGTCCACAAGGGGGCAGACGTGAACCGTGTATCAGCGTCAAGATTGAGGACCACGTTAGCGGAATCCAGTTCATTGAGGCTAACTTTAGTCTGTCGTCATTCATGGAAGCCCTCACAGGTTTGGGCTGTGTTGATGGGTCTATGGAGGTTCGAGGACTTGAGTATGTCGGACTCAAGCGAGTCAGTGAACGTCGCAAAATCCATTGCCCACTTTCACAATATACGGAACGCGCCAAACTGGAGACATGGCTTGCTGAGAATGGCCAAGAAGAAGGGTGGTTAGTCTCCACATATCTAGGAAGCCAGCAAAGCATTTCATCAAGCCCAGAAGGACTTATCCTCAATTACCACGTCACCAAATACATTCAAACCGACACCCCATGACCACACCCCCAGACACCCTCATCTCAATCATCCAGCAACGGCACTCTCGTATTAAGTCAGCCTCGGCACGGGCAGACATTGGACTCTTCGACTTCGGAGACTGCTATGTCTGCTACGACGACGATGCGGACAAAGTGAACACATGGCTCAAAGGCACAGGGCTTTGCAAGCACACTGAGCTTTCTACACAAGTGTGGGAGTTCTCTCTGTGCGAGTGCAGCATTCCATTGGCCAGCATGGACAAAGCCGTGGATCTCATTCTTGGGCACGCCTCGGTGGCTCTGGTTGGCCATGTGACCGAGCGCAACATCCCCAAGTACATCATGATCAAGTTCCTGAAACGGACTGCTGCTGCTGTGAAGACCGTGGAGCCTGTAGCTTGGAACCCAATTGAGACAGCACCAAAAGATGGTAGGTACATCCTTCTGGCTTCTCCAAGTGGTTATTCAACAACACCACTCCGCGCCGAAGTGTGCCGGTATGACGAAAAGTACAGACCACGGCAACCGTGGGTAAATCACTCCAATGACAGTTTCCTTGATGGTGGCGAAGCACCCACATGCTGGATGCCAATGCCCACACCAATTGAAGAAACAGACCCGCTGGCTGATGTGTTTTAACGCCAAAAATCAGGCACGCGAACCCAGCGCGCCGAATACAACAACAGCGCCCTAGAGCGTTGCCTGCATTTTTCTTGTTATGCCTCTTTGAACCTTTGAATCGCCAATTGACCCCGAAAACACCATGACTCCAACACTCATCAAGCACGAAAGCCCAGGCGGGCCATACTGGTATCATCCAGATCATCCAGACTGCCAAGACGGGAAAGTCCTGTGGGAAGAACCGAGTGACACTCCGCTGACGGATGCGGCCATGCTGCCAGAAGGCGAATACAAAGGCCATCTCGTATGGGCTGACTTTGCTTACACACTGGAGCGCAAGCTGAATGCTGCATCCGGGATCATCCGCCGTCTCGCGGAATGGTCAGAGAAGTATCCACGCCAGCAAGTCCACAGTTTCTCGGCCAAGGTGGACGAACAACTCATCGAGATCGAGAACGCTGCCAAGGTGTGGCTGGATGGGTATAAC